AGGCAGCATCGATAATTGCTTGCTCTAACATAGATGACATTGAATACTCTCCTAATATACTACTTTGCTAACAATAAATAGTGTTTAAAAATGTAAAATGACATGGAAGGTGTTATTGGTGTTTTAGAAAGTGGAAGTGGCAGCGAAAATCGTTGTCCTGTCGTCAGCGGCGGTGGCGCCGACGAAGGCAACCTTATCAATGCCGAGCACTTCATAGGTTCTGTAGAATCTCCCGCTAGGAAGAAAATCATCGTGGCCCGGGGCGACGCCCTCATCCGTTGGCGCGGTAAGGATGGTTGCAACAGCGCCGAGCGGCGTGCCTGCCACTGCAGGGCCAGCAGGCAACGGAAACCATCTTAAAAAAGCATGACAATACCCATACACCGTTATGGCCTGTGGTACCTTGGCGGGCTCGTTTCCATCTTCCAGTAAAACATGCAAATACCTTTGATTCTGAAGGAAATATCCTAATCCTTCTGCAGCTGCTGTGACGCCGACAAGAGAGACTTCTGTGACAGTCTCAACCTCGCCGCCCTGAGAGCCCACTATATTTTTTGGGCTTCTTGTTCTGCCCCAGCTATTATGTCCTGTAAATACTGCCATTTTATTCTCCTAACTCCAATAAATAGTTATTTTATTTAGTTTGTGCCTTACTTCTTTTCTTAAGTCGCCTTCTTTTGTCAGATGGCTTTTCATAATACATGCGTTCTCTAAATTCTTCCATAATTTTTTCTTTACGAACCTTTCTGGAAAATCGCTTAATCAGATCTTCTGTCGTTTCTCTTCGCCTAGCCACTACTTGTACATTAACTGCCATTTTATCACCACTACTTTATTAGATGTTTCCAAACATTTGAGCCCGGAAGTTGCGAAATGTCAATGCCAGCATCATCTGGGTCCACATTTGCAAGAGCAGAGCTTGGAGCGCTCGACTCATTTACACTGCCGGCGCCTCTTAAAGGTTTTGTGCCCTCAAAGACATCAATGCCGCCATATGCGCCAGTGCCAATCGCATCCAACAATTTCTTTTTGGACTCTGCCAATACTTTTTTGGTATCGTCTCGTCTGGGCGATCGTTTTTCTTGTTTTTCCACAGGTTTGGCTTCTTTAATAACTTGTTGCCCCGTGCCCTTCATAACTTCAGAGATAATGCCAGACAGCACGCCCTCCTCAAAAATTACTTCTTTGATACATTCCTTTATTAAAGGCTTTAACATTTTTTTAAGTTGATCGCTTTTCATTCGGCCTCACCAAACAGATCATTTAATAATCTGTTAATTCTATCTGCTTTTGTAAAAATCTTTTCGACTGGCACTTTATTTTCTGACAAATTCATAAAAGCGCCATCAGTGGAGGGATCGCTTACGATGTCAAAGCATATTAACTGAAAGTCGTCTTCAACATAAGTTTTGCCGGCTTTTTCTTTAACCGAACCCAAGCCGCGCGATGAAATGCCCACTTGCACGCCATCTTTAATTAAAGATCTGAGTGTTTCGCCGGCCGGCGTTGACAAGATTTTAATCTTGCCCATTACGTCTTTACCTTCTATCCAAACTTTTGTAACCATATGTGAACAGTTCTGTAAATTAACAACTGAACTTTCAGGGTGGTCTAGTTCGCCTAGGGCTCTCTTTTCATTAATTAGTTTTTGATAATTTTTAACTTCACGCTTTAAAACCTCAAAAGGATAAACTCTGCCGTTGCCGTTCTTTGCGTCTGCCCTTTGCATCACGCCGGTTAGATAAAACCCAGTGCCCGTCTTAACTTCGATTTTTTCTTCTTCAGTTAAAAGGTCTTGACAAACGCCGCCCTCGCATAACGCATAATATTCTCTTAGAAGGTATTGCTTGCTCATTCTTACATTCCTCTCGCTGCTTTTATCTGCTCAATAGCGTCTGCTATAAGCCTTGCTTCATCCGGCTTTAATTGCCCCAGCGTACCAATGCTTTGGAACAACTCTTGTTGCATGCCTTTGAGCGTTTCAGCAGCATCTTCTGGCGCAATTTCTTCTTTAATCAATCGCTTTGGGCGTTTAATTTTTATCTTCATCTTTTTATTTCCTAGCGGGCGTTACCCGCCCGATACAGCAGCCGCTTTTGCAAAGCCTCGGCGGTTGTAGCATCCAGTGGTTCTCAACAAAAACATTAATTTCTTTTGACATTGATTCCTTCATCTCCAAATAACATACTTAAGGCGTATGAGGTGCCGGAACTCAGACTGCCCAAAATAATTGGGTTAGCCCAACTGAGTTCAAATGTAAATAGTTCTGTATAAAAAGAAATTCCATACAATAACACACCAACCCAAAAACCCAAACACATTGAGCATCGGAACAGTTCTCCAAAGAACCCTTCTGTTGGCCTTATTTTATTAAATATACTACCGTAAACTAAAACTTGCGTAAGGCCATAAGCGGCCAGCACAAACCATAATAATTCCATTTTAAATCCTGTAAATTAAACCATAGGGAGTTGACGATGGCTCAATAGAGCCCTTCTTTTTAGCGTGAGGTATTTCACCAAGCTCTGTGCTGTCTTCTCTAGAGGGTTCTGTGAAATAATCTTCTAGTGCGCTGTCGTACTCAAGGGCGCTGTCGATGTCTTCTGCTTCGTCTTTCAAGAAGTTGTGCATTACTAAAAGAAGCGCCTGAATGGTGTCGACTTTATCATTAATTGGATAAGCAGCCTCAAGAGAACCAAAGACATTCCCACTCTGAATGCTGTCTGGCAGTATCACTCCTTTGATTCTCAAATATTCAAAAAATCTATCTTGTGCTGGGTATGGATCAATTTTTGTATCACGCTTTATAAAGGTAACAACCTTGTTCTTCTTTGGCATAATAACAATATCGTATAAAGGATGATCATAAATCATATAATCGCCATTGATACTACGACGCATCTTTAAATGAATTATGTGTACCGCCGGTACATCAACTTTTATTTTAAGAGGCTCGTCGGGCTCTGCAAACTCTGCAGCAACATCAGCACCAATTTTTACTTCTACAGTCATTGTTTTTGGGTCTCTCTTGTTAATTCTTGAATTTTAATAATTTGTTCTAAAACGCTTTCATTTATATGTTGACCTTTAAATCCATTCAGTATCTTTAAAACATTTTCAATCTTTGTTTTCATTTCCGAATCAGATAAGACATCTTTGTCGTTTAATAATAGTTTAGTTTCTTCTTTTAATCTTCCGATCTCTTCATTAAGAAAAATCTTTAATTCTAGGCCGTTGTCCATAAAAGAAGAAATAAACTTTGATAACAGCTCTTTCTGCTCTGTATACATATTATCATATGCCGCGTTGTATTGTTTGGCAAACGCCCTTAAAACAGAGTTTTTTATTTGAAGTTCGTTTTTCTTTTGCAGCTGCTTTTTTGAAATCATATGCTTTATAAGTTGGCTCTCTAACAAAACCTTATCTTTAATTGATATTTTTTTATTAAAAATTTGTGAAATGCTGGCGATGGTCCTATAATTGGGAACAAAATTAGTAAACACGTTCGGCGTCAAACTCTTATTAACCCTGTTAATAAGTCGAGTTTGTTTTTTGTAAATTTCCCCTTGGCTAAGACCAGAATAAACACGCTTAACTTCTGTAATAATTTTTTCGGCGGCGGTCTTTTCAACATTCTTTGTTTCATATATGGTTCGATATAGATCAAGCTCTTCGGCTAAAACACTCCCCTTGCCAAAAAACGTCTTTAACATTAAAACAATGTCCTTTTTCTTTGATTCGTCTTCTTGCAAAGAGGCCCGGGCCAGTTCTTTAACCAACATTTCAAAAAGAAAAGCCGTATTTCTTCGCTTATTGTGCTTTAACTTCATTATTTCTATTCTCCAAAGATTCAATCAACATCTTCAATTCGTTACTTGTTTGAAAAATATTTTTTTCAATATTACAATCATAATTAGGCTCTTCAGAAGATACAGTACCTTCTAATAATTCATTAATTGAGCCTTCCGCAATTCCTCTTGCTAAATGTCGCATATTATCCAACTCATGATAACCTTTGTGCGTGCGCCTTCTACCGCCTTGAGCGTGGCCACCCTGAGACATCATATTCTTTTTACGAGGCCCAGAACTTTTTCTTCTGTCTAGTGTGACGGGCTGGTACCATTTACCCTTTGCTCCCGCAGTGGTTGTTTGGTCTGGCAAGCCTAGAGGATTTTTCTTCACTCTTTTCCAATACCAACTAGAGTCTTCATCTCGCTTGCCCGGGCCGGCCTCGGGTGGCGTTGCCAAGAGCGTTGGTTCTTCTTCTAGTGCTGGTGCCGCTTCTTCTCCCCCGCCAAGCTCGGGCGCTTCGCCAAGATCTTCTCCCCCGCCAAGGTCTTCCATGCCTTCCATGCCACCCATACCCAAGCCGCCGGCCGCTTCCATACCAGCCGCTTCGCCAGTTACTTCAGCAATCTTAGCCATGCTTGCTTCAAGTTTCTTATCATAAAATCGTTCACGCTGATTGCGAATAAACTCTTCTTCAGAAATATTTAACATATTTTCGGATATCCAACGTTTACTAAAATAATTGGCGGCTGCAGCGTCGGCCGCTTCGATCTTTGCTTTCCACTGCTCAACATCTTGTAGCTGCGCAATCTTAGATGGGTTATACAAGTGGAATTTAAATGAAATCAAATCTTCACCTTTATAGCCCAATGTATAAAGATGAATTATTGCAAGCTTTTCTAGTTCAGATATTATAGAACGCTGCAATCTTTGAATGGTTCTTGCAAAACGAATATCCTTTTGAGCCAGCGTTGTTTTATCTTCGGACGCAGCTTCTTGGCTGATCAAATAGGCGGCTGGTATCTTAATCGCTGAAAATAGCTTCTCTCGTAAATATTTTACATCTTCAATATCGTTGGCCCAAGTTTGGCCGCCAATAGTAGAAATTTCAGTTGCCTTTTGACCCCCGCGAACAGGTACAAAATAATCTTCTTCAATCGAAGCCGGGTTATATCTGAGATCGACTCTACCGTCTAAATGATTAACAGTCTGGTGACGCTTCATCGAGGTCATAACGCCCTGCATATATTGTTCTACATCTTCTGGAGGGATCCCGCCGACGTCGACATAAAAAGCACGTCGATCAGGAGCACGGACAATGCGGTGCGCCATCATTGCATCTTCTAAAAGCGTAAGTTGGCGCCAAATTCTTCTTGCGGGGTCTAATATAGAAGTTCCATATGGTGCGTATTTGTCGTTGCCCAAAATTCTAAAATGTCCAACTTGCCAGTTCTCCAAGGTCATACCTGCAGAGTTCCATTGATACTGAATATAATTGGGGTTAGTTGGATCTTCGCCCTCCATCCTTTCGATTTCTTGACTTGGAAGCCCGATGACGCTCTTAATGCCAATTTTCTCATCAATATCTAGATAAAGGAAAAAATCACCATATTTAACCAGATTTCTAGTCCAACCAAATAAATTAAATTCGACATTTAATACCTGATAAAGCAGCCCGTTTAAAATTTCTTTGATCTCTTCGTTTCTACAGTCAATTTTTAATATTTTACCATATTCTGAGTGGTGTGTAATTTCATCAGCATAAATATCCAATGCAGAGGACAACTCAGGAGAGAACTCCATTTGATCAAAATCTGCATATCGTTCGGCGCGATTCTGATTTATGGCCATCTGAGCCATCATATAATCATATGGATTATATGACTGCTTTTTGAAATCTTGGCCGCTGGTTGATTTAAATTTGCGCGAAAATCTGTCTAGTCTATTCCGCCGATCTTTTCTTATCTGCTGCTGCCGATAATTTATGATTGGGCCTGAAAACAGCTTAGTCAACCTCTGAAAAAGATTGTGCTGCGGATTTGCAGGGTTATTGGTGTTTCTATTTATTCTTTTATTTCTTGGTGCCATGATTCTATCCTATAAAGAATGGAAATCCTTCATCTTTTGTCGATATTCCCATGTGTTTCTTCCCTCTTGTATAGCCTCTCATACCTTCTATTTTTGTATCCATTCTCTGAGTCGACTTCATGATGCTGCTTAGCATTGCTTTTTTGTATGCAACATCGTGCTGATTAATTACCAAGGCTGTATCTCTTACCCAGCAAGCAATTGCGCAGGCCATAACCAGATCATCATTGTAACCCCTCATTGCTTGTGCTTTTCCGTTATGCCAAATAAAAGTTTTTAATTCTCCGATTAAACGAATTGAATGTGTCGTAATTACCTTGTTTCTTATTAATTCTTCTAGCTTCGCAATAATTAATGGTCGAGTTTTAACCGTTGTCGTAAAGCCCGGGGCTGTTGTTTTTTGATGTTCTGCTAAATATTGGTCGATGTGTTCGTGTGTTCCTTTTCGTGACCAATAAAGATTTGGATGGTTCATGCTGCGCAGTTTGTCCAGAACTGACATACCAATAGAATTGTTTTCAACAACGGTTAAACAAAAGCCGTATTCTTTGCTTGTTTCATAAATTAGCGGAGCAAACTCATCTATTGCTAGCCTGCCACAATATTCGGCCACACACTCCATATTATCAGAATTAAAAATTAAAAATGTTGAATTGTCTTGTCCGTCGCCGCGCGCGACATCGGCAGCCAAAAAATATTTCTTGTTGGGGTCGTGTCTTTCCCAAATCCATAAATTACGATCGAAGCCAGTTTTATAAATTGGGTCTTTAATATCTTTTCTTATTCTTTCTAGATCTTCGCCGGCTAGTAAAGTTTCACCAGACATATTGAAATTACACTCCAACTCCTGCGCGATCTCTCGTCTAGACATTTTGCGAATTTCCTGTTCATACCAGCCCCGATCTCTTTCGGGGTGAACATCCCATGGCAACACAAGTGGATTAAAATCGTTTAAACCCTGCTCTGCTTCGCTGTACAGTTGATGAAATTTATTGCCTACGCCTTTTGGAGTCGAGGCAATAATACAATCGCCACCGGTTGACAACGTTGGCTGTAAGCCCGCCCATAAATCATCCAAGGTGTCAATAATTGCCGCCTCATCAATAACCAGCAAAGACAATGCTTCAGAACGACCAGCATCGCCCGAAGTTGAGATTGCCTTCACTTCGCTTTCGTTGTCCAGCTTAAAAGAATTTCTATTGTCAATAACAATTTTAGATATCATCATCCAGTCTGGTAACGACTTCATGGCCAGCTTTGTTTTCTTAACAAGATTGGCGGCAGTTTGTAATTTCGTTGCCAAAACAATCACATTTTTGCCACGATGAAACAACATCAACCAAGCAACATATGCAGCGATTGTTGTTGATATTCCTAACTGTCTTGCTTTTAAAATAATATTATATCGATGATCAACAAAATCTTTTACTGCGTCTTCTTGAAAATCATATAAATTAAAAGGTATCAAACCTTTTATTGGGTGTGCAATTCTAATATAATTGTTAATAAAATAAACCGGGTCGCGCCCACATTTAATGAGTTCTTTTCTGATATCGGACTTTGTTAATTGAAAACGTTTTGCCATTCAACTCTTTATTATCCCTTGTCAGTTTCGCCTAAGCCGGGGCGATCTGGTTGCTTTCTAGTTACATTTTTTGGCTTCTTCTTTGAGCTTTGCGCCAAAAACTTTTTAATCGCGTCGTCAACAGTTCTTTCGCTTTCTGGCTCTACTGATTCAGAATCAACTCCGCCAATCTTGTACCACTTACTAGACTGTACCCAGTTGCGAATACTATTCATTCGTTGTATCAAAGAATCTGCATCGCCCTGCGATGTTAAAGCTAATGCTTTGCCGGTATCTTTTTTATACTCTTTTTTGATAAACTTTACAATGTCTTTATACGTTTGTTCCATTTCGTTTTCGAACTTCTTTGGGCCATTACGATGTAAGTCTTTCATACTGACTTCGCCATGGTAAGTGACACAAAGTTTGTTACCAGCAAACTTAACACCAAAGCCGTCCATCACTCTTTTATCCAAAAGAGGGTTGCCCTCTTCTCTTTTCAGGCCAACTTTAATTCGCTCGCCTTCGCCGTCGTATCCATCATAAGATTTTGAAGCCGCTTGAGAAATCGCTCTAACAACCTCTAAAGTGGTCATACCTTTCTTTTTCTTTTTAGCCATCTTTGGGTCTCCATCCTTTTAGCCAACGCTCTTCGCGGCCTTCGACATATAAAATATAACATTTATAACAACAATCGTATTTGCTCATATAAACATCATCTAACGCTTTAACAGAATAAATCTCACATACGGGACATATTCTACTAGTGTCTTTATTAATTAGTTTCTTGGGAACAAAAAAACCGCCAACATCAATTTGTTCTTCGTGCTGCGCTTCTTCTTGTTGCTTTGCTTCTTCTTTGAGTTGCTCTAAATATTTTTTCTCTTTTTCTTCATCCCAAAAACTTGCTGGATTTTGTATTGCAATATTACCATATTTCTTAGCAATTGCTTTTTCAACTTTAGCAATATAATTTAAATCCTTTTTTGGCTTCATTTCGCCGTTTGGACCGCGGCGTAAAAAATACCCATCGACAAAGCAACGCCGCCGACAAAGCCGCTGGCAAACCACCAGTGGCTGTATGCGTCGGGCTGCTCAAGTGTTATTTTTTCAAGATGATCGATCTGACCATTTTTAATTTTGAGAATAGCGTCATATTTCTTCTCTGTGGCTTCCAATGAGGCCTTAACAGTCGAAGTAAGCATGTCGCACTTGGCTTTTTCTTTGGCTACGCCGTGATTTAATTGAAGCGAGCACTCTAGTTGACCTTTTTCTTTGGAAGCCAGCAAAACCGCATTGGCTTCGTAATCATAAAGAATGCCGTTATAAGGAGCTTTCTGCCCCTGTTTTATTTCTGCTACTTTTGGGTTGGAATAAGAATTAACAGGAATAAGAATAATCAAAAACGTCAATATTGTGCTAACCAGTCGCGTCATCTATATGCACCAATTCAAAACCAAATTCACTAGCAATCTTTGCAGTTCTGCCCTTTGGATCATTATGCGTTTCTTCGACAATTTTTTTAACCTTTTTCTTTTCCCATTCGTGAAGTGTAAGCTTTTGCTTTCTATATTCTTCATCAAGCTTTATAACGGTTTTGTTGTAGTCTTCAATAAGAGCATCTCTTGCGGCCAACTCTTCTTTGTGGGCCAGATTAATTGCGTCAAGCTCTTCTTTGTGGGACTCTTTAGACATTTTGAATGCCTGCTTAACACTTTCGGTGTTGCGGCCCTTTCTTAATATAAGGAACATGGCGACGGTGTAAGCAGCGAGAGCGAAGTATTGCCAGTATTTAATAACTGTCGCATATACTTTCTTAAAAAACGTTTTAACCGCCAACCAAGTCATTTTTATATTTCGCCGCGATCAATCACCGCTAGCTCTTTTTCGTCAGGGATGCCGTCGTTGTCAGTATCAACTTCTTCGCCTGCTCCCTTTTCTGCAACAGCAGTCCAATCGCCTTTTTTGCCAATCTCTCTAGCATCAAGCAATGTCGGATCCTGTTCAAGAGCATCGGCAAGCTTCTTAAGAAGGTCGACGGTGTGGGCCCGTTCTCCTTCTGGGATTATATCATCTAAATATACCGCTTTATAAAATGGATTTCTCTTCTCCTCGTCGTCAACTGCGCGTAGATCTTTAGCAAACAAAGGCGCTAATCTCTTTTGATTTTCAGGATCCCGCTGCGGGTTCAACGATCGTATCCTTGCTGCATAATCGCTGAAGTGACCTGAAATTGTAGCCCCAATCCATCCTTTCGATCTCGGCGAGATTTCTTCGCCTTCGCCCTCTTTCAAATACTTTCGCCAGTTTTCTATTAATAGCTTCATTATTTTAATCCTTCTTTAACAATTGCCCTGATTTCCAAGCCGTGGCAATGTCTGCCAAGCCCTGAGAGCCAATGTAAGCAAGGGATATTGCAACCCACTGCTCGCTGTTAACGTATTCTGCGAGAAGCAAAGAGGTTGTGGAAAGCCACACCAACAGTTTTCTCGACATAAATCTCTCTAAATGTCTATCCGCAAACGCTTTCATTCTTGCCATCATTTTATCCTCCAAGTGCAGTAATCAGTTTTTGAAAAACCATTTGTTCTAATTGTTTTGATTCATATGGGAAACTTTTGCCGCCCTTGCCAGCTTTCTTGGGCGTGCTTGATTCTTCGCCCTTTTCTTTTTTCTCTTTGGGCTTGCTTTTTTTCTTTGGTTTCGGGGATTCTTCTTCGCCCTCCCGCTCTTCGTGCGACTTTTCAGAGTGTTCGCAATCACAATCGTGGGGCGCATGGTCCTCGTGATCACAATCACAATCGTGTTCCTCTTCGCCATCGAGTTGATCGATCATGCCTTGAATATCTTTAGCATATTCTTGCCAGCGGGATTCGTCGGACTCATACTCAGCCTCTTCCCACTTCTCTAAGACCTTTTTAAGATCTCCTAAAATGATATCTGTTTGCTCCGCAGGTTCTGCGTGGGCGTCGGGGCCAAGGTCATCATTGGGGGACTCTTCGTCCCTCTTGTAGCTACCATAGCCCTCTTGCAATTTTTTAAAATTATCCAACTCTTCTTGAATAATTGTTTTTAGCCGGCCAACTGTAATTTTCATTTTTATTCCCCTACTGGTTTACATATGCAAAATGATTCTTTTTTGTAATGTCAATTGTCATATCAACAGTATCTTTTAAAGACTCTATGTGAGTAATTAGTATCACAATATCAAAATAACTCTTCAGCATATCTAGAATCCGAGTAAAGCTTTCAAGGTGCTCTTCATCCAAAGCCGCTCCCGGCTCATCCAATATAATTAAATTGCACTTTGGCATATTGCTGATATTTAACAAAGCAATTCTAATTGCAATTGCAGCCAATGTTTTTTCTGCTCCGGAGCCGTTTTCCAAAGGTCGTGGTTCGTGATTGGGGTGGTGGATGAAGATGTCTAACTTGTTGCCGTCCTTCTCAAAATAAACTTCAAAATCAACAATGTTGGCCAACACCTTTGAGATCTCTTCGTTGATAACAGGTAGCGCCTTGTTAATAATATCAAACGCAATGCCATTGCTGTGCATGCAGCGAAGGAATAAGTCTGTTGCAGCAAATTCTATTTGAAGCTTGGCCAACTCTTTCTTTTGTTCTTCAATATTTTCAAGCTTCTGTATTAATGCACCATGCTTAACAGCAAGCTCATAAATCTCTTCTTCACACGAATTCAAACTCTCGCTTAAGTTTTGTACAGATTGTTCTTGCTCTTTTTTCTCCTTTGCCAACTCATTATAGTTTTCAATTGCTTCTTTGTTCTCATTATAATAGTCAATCTTTTTTTGGTGTTCAACAATATCATTTTTATATTCAGAAATTTTATTTAGATTTTTTTGAATATCTAGTTCATATGCTGCGTTTTCTGTCTGGGCGCGCACCTTTTTCCTCACAAGCCCTTCATGGCCTTGAATGTGAAGACGCACCTTGGGTGTATCGAGCTTAACAATTTCATCATTTACTCCTTTTTTCTTAATTTTCAAATCTGAAATTGCTTTTTTAGTTGGTTCTATTTCTTGTGATGTTTTGTAAGCATCCTTAATAAATCGGCAAGAAGTCAAGTAATTATCGCCGCACGGTATGCCCTTCAACACGCATTGTTGTTTTTCATATGAGTCAAGCGTTTGTTGTTTAAGGGCTGTTTCGCTAAGTAATTTTTCTAGCTGCTTTTGTTTTTCAACTTCAACCTTAAGTTTGTTTTTGAGAGCGGCCAAATCAAAACCTTCCAAACGGTCGCTGGTTTGTTTCAAAAAAGAATTGTTTAGTTTAATTTGTTTTTCAAATTCTTTATTTGTTGTTTCTAGTTGACTCATCAATTGAGTTTTATCTTTTTTATCATTTAAACTTTTCTCAATATCAATCGGTTCAGTCGGAACTGCAGCAATTTTCTTTTCTAACTCTGCAATTATTACTTTGGCATCTTCGATATCCTTTTTGGTTTTGTTGTATAAGCCCTTCTTCTTGAGAGTATCTGCTTCATTAGCGAAGAGATCTTTTCTGGCAATTGATATTTCTTCATCATATTCTTTTTCCTCCATGCGGCGCAGAGTGCCTTTGAGCCCCGCTGATTCATCCTTGGCTAATTTGAACTTCTTTTCAAAAAACTCCAAGTCCAAAAACTTGGCAAGAATCTCTTTACGCCTCGTTGAGCCTTCATTAATAAACTGCATAGAGCCAAGCTGAGAAGACATCGATGTTAAAAGAAAGTCTTCTAAGGATCCAAATATCTTTTTAATGTTTCTGTCTGTCCCGTGTCTTTCCGTGGAATTAAAATTATAAGTTCTATTCAACACATTGTCAGTACACGCAAACTCTACATCAGTTTTTGCTTCGTTTGTAACTTGGCCTTTAAGTTTCTTAACATATTTATCCGACTGCCTTGAAATCTTGTAAGTTTTATTACCAACTTCAATCTCCACCTCGCCAGAGCCCTGTTCTTTGTGTTCGTTGATAATGTTGTAATTCTTTCGAATGTTCTTAGAAGTATTGTTATAAATCGTGTAGAGTAAACTATCGACAACGCTAGACTTACCACTGTAGTTTTTACCAAATATTCCGACAGTGCCAGCAAGTTTAGTAAAGTCCAATTCGTTATCCTCCCCATAATTGAAGAGATTGTTCCATTTGAAGTTTTTAATTTTCCATGAGACATTTCTGGTGGTTTCCTCATCGGACTCTGCCAAGGCATTATATTTTGCATTAAGAGTATATATTTCATTTAATGTTTCTTCATCAACATTGTACTCTTTTAAATACTCTGTTATAAGTTTTTCTTGCACACTTTGATCACGTAAATTTTCATGTATAATACAATCTACCTCTTTTTCAACACTTATGCGCTGTTGGCCGTGGGCTCTATTCAAAAAAGAAATAGATTCTGGTTTAAAGCGTTTCTTGGCGATATCCACGGCTTTTCTGAAGATTTCGACGCTCTGGTTGTTTGAGGAAACTAAACGCAGCCTAGCGCCTGCTGGGGGGTTTAAACCCTTGGGGATTCTGCCCTTGGGAGTAAGGTTGATCGTGACGAAAGGTTTGGGGTTAATTAGCTGATGGAAATCACAAGTAAAGTTTTCTTTGTCCTTGATATCCCAAAGTAAAAAACCCTTATCTAACGACTCTCCAAAGTTCTGCTGAATGAGAGAACCGGGATATCGAGCTTTGCCATGGTCGTCAACAATCTGATTTGTTCTGTGAATGTCACCCAAGAGGCCATAATCGAAGTTTTCTAAGAAATCCATATCAATTTCGCCGTGTTCCATAATCCAGCCAGTATCCGTTTTAGACCCAGCTACGGCGCCATGGTATAGTGCGAGGTTGGTTTTGTTCGGATCTGACGGGGCCGACCATTTGTCCTGATCTAAAATAGAAAGAACATTGAGTACAATGTTTTCTCCCAAGTCCACCTCTTTTGTATTTTTGTGGAAGTGAATATTGGGATCTTCTAGCGCCTCAGTAATCGGCGTAATCGCGTCAAGGCGGCTTGAGTTCTTGACATTGCAGTCGTGATTGCCCAAAATCATGTGCAGTGGAGCAATCTCTGCTAAGTTGGTAAATAGCCACGAAGTCAGGTTAAAATACTCTGGACTTAAAATAGATTTAGTGTGGGCAGTGTCGCCCGTATTAACAATTATATCTGGCTTAAGCTCTTTTAATTTTTCAAACAACTGTTGAAATATTTCTCTGTATTCATAGTGGTATTTATAGTTCCGCACATGAATGTCGCTAATATGCGCAATCTTCATACATTATCCTTAGAATTTGATGTTAGTAAACAATAGTGACAAGTTGTCAGCAATCTGTGTGGCGTTCTCTTTCCTTGTCCCAAATTCTTCTTTTGTCATCTCGCCAACATCTTTAAAGCCGCTTACATCTATTATATACACCTTGAGGCCATAACGCAAGAATTTTTCTACAATTGAATTTGTTTTATTAGTTGCGTCTGGATCTAGTGCCATATAAATAGTTGAATTGTTTCCTATAATCTTTTGAAACAACCTAGAATCTTCTCTTAGCGTTGAGCCCAAAATAGGAATAGAATTTTCACCAGCAACTATTGCATCGAATGCTCCCTCAACCAAAGTTACTGGCTTCGCAAAATCAATATAAAGCTCGTTAAAAATAATTTCGCTCTTAGGCACCTCTGGATTTAAATATTTCTTCCAGTCGCCGGTATATGATCTTGCTATAAAATAATTAATATCTCCCTTCATATCAAACGATGGGATAATTAAGCGGCCCGCATATTGCCCTCTCGGACAATAACCAATCTTCCAATAAAGAATATCCTTTTTGTCTATTCGCCTTTTTTTCAAATATGACTTGGCGCCGATGCAAGAAAGCGCGAGTCCTCGATTGGCCAATGAAATAAACTCTTTTGGCAGTCTTAATTTTGGAAGTATTTTTTCTTCTGGTTCGTCGAAAAGATGATCCAATTGATCGTGGACTTCAGAAAAATCTGTAATGTTGTTGAGTTTTTTCCACTCCATTAATTGCCGAGTGTTGCCAAATCTTTTGAAAAGATATAAAAGCGAATTACCAGATGTATCACACACCCAGCACTTAAATTTATTTTTCTTTAAATTTATAGACAACTTCTTTTTGTGATGATCGCAAAAAGGACAAGCAAACAAGTGCTCTTCTCCAGAGCGATAACCTTGGCCCAACACGTCTTGCAATAAACTGATCTTAGTCACATAATCATTTTACAGCATTATTGCGGTTGCGTCAAGTATCCATATTTCGCAAGCATAATACTATCTGCTCTGTCGTATGTGCCAGCCTTTGGATTGCCGGCTTTTGTTAATTCATATTCAAAATTTGGAATAGTTTTGTTGACGTGTTCTAAAACAACTTCTTTTGCTTTAGTTCCACGTGGCACTTTAATACCCGCTTGTTTGCGAGCAGAGGAAGCAGAAACATATTCTGGTGGGATCCCAAATATATCATAACACAACCAACTGACTACGCCATTAAATTTTGAAAGAAGTGTAAGCGTTTTAGCCGATGAAAAGCCCGCTCTAAACATTTGTAAAGATTGTTCAATTACAATTTTTGTGATGGGAAAGTATGCCCTTACATCCATTAGGTGGTGTTTAATGGCGGTCGCTTTATCAAAAAAGCTTTTAGTTTTGCGAGTATCCCACGCCTCGCAGAAAACAACATTGCCGTTATCATCTATTACAGTTGCGCCGGTAATGCTGGTTGAAATATCAAGTCCAAGTATCATAGATCTAATTTTAACTTAAAAGTATAATCTTGTCCATTAGTTTTTCTAATGGGTTTGGCTAATTTAGCAATTGCAATAAGTTCTTTGTTTTTATCGTATATGCCAATTTTTGAAATAAAAGTTTGCGGAGCATAAGAAGCAGAATAATTATCATGTGAACTGGAAATTGTATTATAAATTGGAATATACTCACCTTCCTTATAAAATTTTGAGCCGTGAGTAATTCCATATGAGCCAGTATACTCCTTTCCGCCATAGTCTCCGGCGCTTCTACTAATAAATGTTGGATTATTACTCCAGTTTAAATCATTCTTTTTTGCATGAGCCAACATGGTTATAACGGGGATTCTTTCCGTTCCTTGAAATTCCATGGAATAAGATGAACTCGTCGGACCCCAGTAAGTGTCGCCGCCGGCTCGTCCGTTGCAACAATTGTTCGAAGACGTAACAAAAGATTTATACGCCCCAAAATAACCCCACTTGGGATTGTCAACCATCCAATCTCCCGTACCCGGGGGAGCATTGAGATCGTTGCCAGTATGTGAACCAGTTGGGCTCATATAACCATCTTTCAAATTGTCGTCCAAATTATAGCTGGCTGTAATTAATAAAATGCCTTCATTGTACAAAACCATGCCGATGACGGCGCCGGTGCCTTTGCTTTCATAATGACCGCCATATGTTTCTATTAGCTCTCCATTTTTTCTTGTGTCTTGGGCTCGGGCGAGCAAAGAGCCGGTGTAATAAAATTTTAAATCTACACTTCCTTTTTTAATTTGATTGCCATAAAAAATCTTTGGAATAACAATAAGATTTGTTAAATCATTAACCGGAATTGATTGAGTCAAAGGATGATTTTGGACCTTGACCTCTTCGCCTTCTGCGGTGCCGGGGTATCGGTACTTGTCGTTAACGTCAAATTGTTTTTGAGTGTGAGTGGGAATACCGCCACGTTTAAAAATATATTTATCAAAATCATAATACGGGCTCAGATACCTATAATGTTCAAAGGTGTTTTTAAGTGCCACAACTTTAAAAACAGTGTCGCTGTGGGTCGAACCTGAATATATAAGATAGCCATCATATTCAGTGTCAACATTATCGGGTGCGGCAGTTGTGTCTGGCTTGGCTTTGACCAGTTCTCTGCTAATTGTCGCAGTCAGCGGATAAGATATAGACCGGTCAGTTCCTATTGGTATTATTTTTTCAGCTAATTGTGTAGTATATGTTGATTTTAATGCTATATTACTTACTTTACTTTCTTTCGCAACAAAACTACCCGTTATCAAATGATCATTAAACTCACTCCAATTTGAGCCGCTTCGATCAACGTTCATCTCATAAAGAGAAATCGCGCCAGTTGCAACGTTATACCCCTCTTCGGTGCGATTATTTATATGTAATGTATTCAGATGCATCGAAAAAATGTATTTTGGATGTGTCTTTAAAACACTACGAAAAACATCATTCTTCGAAAAAGGATAGGGGTGTACGGCCGAGCGAACATTTTTTGTTAGGGACATGTAGTACCACCCGCCCGCTTAATAATCAAGCCTTACGCGAATTGTAAAATCACTAGCCTCTGTCTTTTTGATTGGTTCTGATAATTTACCAACAGCCATCAAAGCGCCATCGGAATGATACAACCCAACAGTTGTAATATATGAAACTGCAGAATCGTCAGCGTATGTTTTTACTCTAATCTTACCAGTTGAATCAATATAAGTCGGATTAGCACTATAATTAAACTCAGAAGCGTTTGCGCGACAGAAGTAAACAGTTGAATTAAGCTCAATTGTATTATTAAAACTAATACTGCCTATTCTTTGCCTAAACCCATCACAAATCTCATCAATCGAAGCAGACAACGAAGCACTAGCAACATTTAAATGATCGCCGCTTGAATGAGAAACCAGATCAATAGTCTGAGCCGATGCAGTATTAAAAAGGCCATGGCCTAGCGTAGACCCATGAGCGCCTGACAACTCCAGCACCGCGATGCCGGCTTGATAATAAAGCAAGCCAACAGCATCGAGAGCTTTGGGTGCAACACCGGCAGAGCCTGTATAAATTATTCCATATTCACCAGCGGGCGAATTAGTATATACCTTAGAGCCAGAATCTGAAAGCCTGATCATGCTCTTATCATAGGCCGTAGCGGATACCGTAGTGTCTAAACTGCCGGTGCCCACATACATTACAAATGTTTCTTTTGCTATTTCGTCCTTTACGAGCATTCTAGAAAAGTTCATAAAGAAAGCAGTTTTGAATTTTGTTGTCATATCCGACATTTGCGCAGGGTTGGCCCAATGGTCGAATGGCATAATAGCGCCGGTTATATCATGGCCCACTAAATTTTGTGCCATTTGCTGATAAATATTTTGCTTATCTGTGCTTGATGAAACAATGTTGGCGGCACCAAACGACCGGCCGTCGTCCGAATCCGACCAGCCGGATTGAACGCCAAAAGTTAAATCAAAAATTGCATTTGCCGAAGAACTTAAATATGGATAATCATAAACGCTCTGAAACTGACCGTGTGTATATTTTCTAACATTAGTTTCATTGGTATAAATGCCATATGCAATAGTGCCAGTTATTGGAATTGCTTCATGTAATTTTGTTTTAAAACTTTTAATATCTTTTGCTTTGTCTATTGTTTTAAAAGTTTGTGCCATTTTTATTCTCCGTTCTTAAGGAATTTCTCTCAAAAATCTTATTGGTATATCTAGTGACATACCAGTTTTCCACCCATCAACTCTAACAATTGTGTCTAACACATGGCCACTTTCGCCAGTCGGGAAAGCGGCTGCCAAGGTGTTGCCAAATTCTTCAAAATATGCAGTACTTTTTGTTAAATTGTCAGAAGCCATAATTGAAAACCAAAAGCGTCGACCGCGGGCGCCCGAATGATCGGAAATCTTTTCGGCCGACAAAGGCCTTGTTTGCCAATGATTACCAGTTGGATCTGATACAACATAAGTTGCAATATAATCATCATCAACATAACTTTTTTGTGAAACTGCGCCGGCGCCGGTAGGATCCACAATAGTTCCAAACCTATCATCAATTTGAATTATATATTGATTTTCTTCTAATTCTTCTGATAGTTTAACGCTCCAGTCATTGCCGCCGGCCGCAGTTTTAATTCCCTGATCAATTACTATGACCTTATCTTTGGCGTTAATTGCGCTTGTACCGTTAATCCACCCATCAATGCCTGTCGTGGTCCACAGTGTTTCAACAAGCGCATATGCATCAGTAGTTGTTAAAACAACATATTTATCACTGTTCGGCGATGCAGCAAAAGGCAGCCCCCTATTATCTCCAGTTTGAGATGATGTTCGAACAATCAAATTTGGCAAATATAAGTAATCTTTATTTGGAAGCATAGATTTTAATTTATGTTTAAGGGCCGAAGCATTATCAGTAATTGCCTCAAGAATCGGCGTGCTTAAAATATTAAGATCTTTATAAGCTGTAGCGGCGCTAGCGTCCCAAAGCTCATAGTTAACTTCATCATCGCCGAAAGCATACATATCAATGCTAAACTTGCTTTGGCCGGCGCCGCCGGCCATACGGCGGCGGCCCTCGTCAGTTAAAACAGCATCTAAAATAATATCACCGGAGTTGGGTAAAAATCTTGCCATGTCAGTTCTCCTTTAATTTTATACCACTATAATTAGTATTTTTTTATAAAAAACACTTTTTATTTATTTTGTACCAGAGCGGACAACTTCGCCCTCGTTCAGTACAAAATTCCAAGCATCGTCCTTCTGGCTGGTAAGTTTGCGGGATCTAAAAGTAATATTTAAGTCAACCCTTCTTTTAGTCTTAGTTGATGTTATCCTTAACTTATAACTAGGGAGCTTATGTTTATTATCCCAAGGATCGTCGCCGTTGGTGCCCGCTTTCTTTTGTTCTTTGAATAAAATGGGCGATTGGCTGGAATCTATTAATCCCAAACTACCATCTTTCTGTGGGACTACTTGCAAAAATGAAGGATCAATTCTTAATTTTTCTTTAAAAAGAATACTTTTCTTTCGTTTGTATTTTTTGGCTTCCAAGGTATCCTCAAACTCAACAGTTTCAATTATGGGCATCACTACGCCGCCGTCGTCAACAATCTCTACTGAATAAACAACGGAGGGGTATGAAACTTCGCCCTCCACGCTAATTGTCCTTGCCATATAATAATATTTTTGATTTGGTTTTAATTCATCAATTAAATGAGCGGTGTCCCACAATTGACCTACTTCGCCGCATTCTTTCGCGCCGTTGTCGCACTTGAGCGGAGCATTGTGGCCTACCTTTAAATCTATTTCTGAGGGCTTATTAATTACTTTATAGGTGTTCTTTTCAGGCGCGCTTTTACCGTACACTCCAAAATCATCCCAAGACTGTGGCGCTTCGGTGATTCTATAAAGCAAAAATTTCACTGGTGCAGAGGCGCCGGAAAATAAAACCATATTATCTTCGTCGCCATCATTATCATTATCACCACCTATCGCTGGAACGTTTTCAGGCCAGTCATATTTATCACGGGCGGCTTTGTCATATTCCCTAACTCTGTTCCCCAGCCCTTTTCCAAATGAAATAGAAATTTTATTATTTACTCCCTTAAAAGGGAAAAAAGTTAATAACGGAGGCAGCGGCGGATCAGCTTTCGACGGCTGTGGAGAGTATGATATAGTTTGATTTTTTGGATCAAATTCAGACGCGTCCGCAGCATTCCAACTCTGTGGCGCAAGAAGCGGGATTTCAACAAATCTCATCGAGGGTTGCTCTTCTACTAACGCAGAAAAATCAAATTCTTGTGACTCTCTTTGCCAGACTCCGTCGCCATATGGCACTACTTTTTGAATATCCTGCTTATCATCTGGATGTGTTCTTTTCCAGTTATCCGGATCAGCTTCATATGCTTCGTCTTCAGAATTATAATCTTTACGAGATCCTTCGCCGGGGAGATGAACATTCCATATACACTTCGGGTCTTCCTTACAATCTTTACACGACTTGAGCAGCGCGTCACTTTGTTCATTTTCGGTTAACTCTTTACAAGTTGGATACGCCTCAATCTCTTTAAAATATTCTAGACTTGGTAGTTTGCATTCTATATTTCGATACCGGTATCTTTTTCCATATACCAAAACAACTGCGTAAAATCGATATGAATACTTTTCATTGTATTTAACTTGTGTGTCAACATATTCATGCCTGCCCGGGCCTGAAAATATAATGTTGTTACTCTTGTCATGTTGTATTCCGATCTGCGGTGTGCCGGTATATTTAAAATTGGGAAATACATAAATATTAGAAACAATTAAATCATTGGCGGCATCGCCGTTCTCTGCCCTTTTTACAATCTTATAAGCAACTATTTCATTTCTTGCAAACTTTTGTGAATAAGGCGTTGCGGAATCTTGTGCTTGAGCATAAGTAACATATGGCGAAATATAATCTAACTCATCCGTTAGCGCATTATTAAACTTCTTAAAAGCCAATTGAGCGGTGTCGGGCAAATTAAGCTCATTAGAATCAGCCCATTTTAAACGAACATCGTGTAGCCAATTCGCGCTGGTGTTTCCACCATCTCCTTCGCCGTAAATTAATTTCTTTGTAGTTGCTTCATTAAACTGATCCTCAATCTCGTTGTCCGCGTTAACATAGTCTCCACGACTTTTTAATGTAACATATTTCACTTTTTCAGGGTCGCCAGCTTCGCATATGAAACCCTTTATGCCGTCACTTTCATTAGCAACTTCTTCATTTGAATGCTGCCTAAACGCACCATGAGTGAATGCTTCGAAGCTTCCATACATAGCGGCCGGTGGTTCAGACGACACCAAAGAGCCTAACATAACTGGAGTTTGTCTTGTCGCAATATCTTCGAAACCAGCAACGCCAAACTGAGGAGTGAAATAAATGGTATTATAAAAAGGATATTCCATTTTCTCCTTTAACGACGGAGCTTTATCATAGCCCTGCGCATGCGGATCTTTCAGCGTATCGGCGGCCAGAGCAATATATGAAGGGTTTGTATATTTATGTTGATATTCACAACCGGCTTCAGTTTTTGCTAATGTGCCAAAGAATGGGCCATTGAGCAACCGCTGCATGTGATTTTCATAAAACATTTGAAGTCTTGCTTCGTCGCCCATGGCGACATTTTGTTGGGGATCTAAACAATCATTATATTTATGTACATTGCGGATAACTCTAAAACTTCGTGGTTCGCCGGTGTTGCCGGTGCCTAAAGTATAAGGTCTATATAAAAAATTATAATCGTAAAACCAATTAGATTTTTCCATTGTAACTTTCATTAATTTATGAGTGTTGACCATCTTTTCATCTATTTTTTTATTATTAGCAATAACAAGAAATTGACGATAATCTGGGGTTTTTGTATTATAGTGATCTCCCACATCATTAAGTTTATTAAGATAATGTAAATGCCACGAACTCCCCAGTTTAGCAAACAGCTTTTCTTTAATGCTACCAAGGTGAATACTTGTAGAACTATTGTTTTTAAAGTTTTTAAAGAAAAACTCCTCTTTAATAGCTGTCGTATTTTGTGTTGCCCACTGAAGACTTTTTGATAAATTAAATCTTTCTTTTGCGGCCGTGGCTTGAGGATCGTTAGCCATAAAAGGATCTAGCTCATTGTCATCTGGATAGCGGATGACTGTTCCATATTGATTGATGTCTTTTTGTTCATACGCAGGGCCGGTCCAATTGGGCCCATGTATTTCCCAATTTAAGCGGGAAATTTTCGCGCCTTCCGCCTTTACTGCGACCCCGGGCTTAATAGTTTTTACAAAAGCTAGCTTAAGAGCGTGGTCGGCTTCTATGTGTGCAAGATATTGTTTCCATGTATATGATATGTTGTGTTTTTTTAGATACTCCTTTTGATCAGCAGTGCCAAGAACGTCGAGCTTCAGTGCGTTTTGCCACAGGAACCACGCGTCCTTTTCGGAGTCGTTGGCGGACATGTAGTACGACCACCAATCTTCCGTCACCACATCAACCTCTGAATAATCAGAGCCTCCCAGAAGTTGAGCCATTATGTAATCGGGATGGCCATATTCGCCGGGTTTGCCGCCATAGCCATGCATATGATTATAATACCCAGAAAAATTACCGGCCAGCGGTGGGAATCTTGACACGCTATTGAAATTAACACCTGAAAATTCTGGTTTCCACTCTGGAGCCCAAGCGTCCGGATCTTCTCTATCTATTGCCCAAATTTTATTTGTATAAAATCTAACTGGATCTGAAAATGTAAACTGCTTAGAATCTCTATCCACAAAGTGGTCATGGAAAAAAACATTTACTTCTTTTGGAATTTTACTCATTAGATATTACTCAACACAAAATATTTATTAATAACTATCTCGGGATTCTTAATCCTAATTAAATGATAATTTGCTCCAGCAGGAGTGGATATATTAGAACCCAAAGGACTCCAAACATCGCTGATGCCAATGACATCTCTATCAATAAAATAATTAGTTAAAATTTCAAGTTCTATTGGCTTTTCCGCTCCGTTTCTAAAAGAAAACGTTTCAGTCGGCCGTTCCGAGGTTTCAGCCTCTCTTCTGCCTTGTCTTAAATCAGAAGTCATTGAATTAGCAAATGTTTGAGCAGTTGGCGCCAAATTTGCATAATCTGTGCCTGAACTTCCTGCGGCGAACAACACATCCTCTCTAAAGTTGCCAATTCTAGCTGTTGCGGGCTTTGACCTTGACACGGTGGGTGGCTCTAATGTCGAAGACATAGCCAAAATACTTTCGACACTCGTTTGTGCTATATGTCTGAGGCCTGTTATTGATTCGCCATCTCCAATTGGTAAAATTGTAGATTTGTCTGCAGATACAGCTGGTAATTTTATACTTCTTTGTTCTGAAAAAAGAACATTTGCGCTCGTATTTGCTGAATTCTGTGTTAATTTTAATTTATTGAGTTGTGTTGGCAACTCTAATTCAATAACATATAAAAATCCTTCTAAAACTACTAAAACATCCTCAACATTTTTCATAGTTAATCTTAAATTTGTATCTGTTGCCAACTTGTGAATAAACGCAAAACTATTCGGAAGTCCTTTAGAACTTGATAATATATGAGTGTGTGGTGGAACTCCCGACACTCCAAATCTGTCTTTACAATCAGGGTAACAGGAGCTTTGTGCTTCCTCAACCACCCCATCATTAATTATATGTTGGTGGCATATTTGTGTAGACTCGGGGCTGCACGCCAATAAAGCTTTTCCTGTGTTGTTTGGATTGACTGTATATACATGGTCATGGTCGTCATCGACGCTGGTGCGCGCCTTGTGCCATAGCGATGCCAAATCTATAATCTGTGCAAAATATTTTTTAGCAGTGCCCATGCCAATCCTTCCCCTTTTGACAGAGAATAGTGCCTCGTGTATGCTCTTTAATTCATTAAATATCTTTTCTACTTTCTTGCGCGACGGATCTTCGATGGTTATTGAAAATTCATATTCATATTCGCGGCGAGTTAAATAATCTGAATCTCTGGCAACATATGAAACTATGCCCCTGCTATCCGGAACATTAAAATCTACTCTAGTTAAATCAACTCTCTCCGAAGGGGCGTCAACTAAGTTTTCCTTTTTTATGTTTTTAAGCCTGTGTCTAATTATTTCTATATTTTTAACACTAGATATTATTTCTTCAGCAGTTAACAATTCAGAATTCCAAGATTTTTCTTGCAAAAAAGCGCCGACATCTACAAATATTATTATTCCAAGAGTCTTATCTTCGTATGGAGTTGTATAAAATTTAATTAATGGTGCAGCAAGCAAGCGGCGAGACGGTGAATCTGGAAGGCGTCCGAACTCTTCTTCTGCTCCAGTTCTTATATCTTCCACAGAAAAATTAGTTTTAATGATTTTTTCATCATGAGAGTAGTTTACAATCCAACTTGAATATGCCTCTTGTTGTTTATTAAAAAATATAAAAATTCCATGAAAACAAGCTTTAACATTAAAATCTTCAATCTCTATACTTGTAAATTCTGATGTTATTTTGTCAGTTATTAAAACCACTTCGCGGTTGGCCAAGTTAACTTTTTCAGGGCCTCGCCGGCGTCTTGCGCGGCGAAGGCCGGGATCAGAAGGCATATGCGAATAAAATATATTTTGCCACTCTTCAGTTGGGTTTTCCCGGTCAAAGCTGTGATAAATATCGCTATTCGAATCATCAAACGCTAAAAATTTATAACTATACTGTTCGCCCTCTGCTAGTTTTTTATTAATTTTAAAGCTTATAGCACAATTTTTATCATTTATTGTTATTCCCACTGTTTCAAAATTAACTGAATTTCTATCATCACTAAAATAAAATTCTGAAGAATTCATTGAAGAAGAAGCAAAATATTGCATCGATGTGGTTGATGCCTGCGCCGTTGACTGAGAATGATATGCCATTAATTACTTCTCCTATTTACACTCATCTGCAGGAACATCAGCAGACAACGCAGAACTGTCATAAATATATTTTATATCTAATTTTTCATCTACATCTTTGTCTGTTATAACATTAAAATAATACTCAACAGTATCCGGGGAATATTCATCTGCAGAGAAGTATAGGCGTTTGAGTTTGGGCGCTGGACTGTCAGCGGTCTGCCCTTTATCATATACATACTCAAACACTTCTAATGTAAAATTTTCTGAATCTGATTCGTCGACATTTTTTTCTTTTATAGAAAAAACAAAATTGTCAGATGATCTTTTTTGAAGAATTGCATAATCATCCGTTGGTTGAACTTTTTCCTTTACGTTATCCCAGCCGCTGTCGCCGATGAGCAGAGGCTTCATAGTCAAATAATCACAATATAATTGTATTTGTGGTATTTTTTCACCAAAATATTCTTTTTCCATGCCGGGAACACTACCAGTTTTTATCGAAAGGTCTTCTTCAAAAGGGGTGTGCTTAACTGCGGGAATGGGACTATTAATTTTATTTCCATCATGACCAGCATATTTGGTCGCGCCGACGTAAACACCTGTATCGTCGCTGGTAGTCATCTGGCCGCTGCCCGAAATATGCCCTTCAATAACTTGTATATCCCACGCCGGTTTGTAATTATTAAAATTAGTCGACTTACCAAGCGGTCGGAACCAATGATTGTTATAGCGATAGTTAGCGCCCTTGCCGCTTAAATTTGCATCATCGCCGGCCAAAGAAGCGGTCCATTCGCTCTGAGCTTTAAGCGTCACAGCATTTCTTATTCTTGTCTCTGCCTCGTTTTGTTTTTCTACTGAGGGTGTGAGATATTGTGCTGCATAGGATTTGTCGTATAAAACCTCGTCGTCGTAAAAAGCATAATAGTGTGGATTAAAACCTTCGGCGGCTAAAAGTTCTTTGCCGCGTCTTGTTAAGACCAAATCAATTACTTCTTCTTTTTTATTTAGAAATTCCATAAAGTATTATTCTTCCTTCTCTTCCTCTTTGTTAACTTGCAAAGTAACTTTCAATTTTGCCATCTCGATCAACGAAAAATAGTCATAGGGCCAATTGAAACTATATTCCGGAGTTTGATAATTGTGTTTGTTTCGTATACTAGTATACTTCTCATATGTATCGTAATAATTAGTTTGAGCCCTATATTTTATTTTGAAGATCTTAAATCTCAAATCTGAAGGTAGCTTACCGTCAAAACCAGCAAGCGTCAACATTTCAGGCGAAATCATCTCGCCGCTTTTTATTGGATGACTAATTTTTATTCTATTAAGAGTAGCATCGTGGCCAGACTCACTTATAGTAGTTGACAGATTTGCTCCAACATTATTATCCCAGTGATTTTGTAAATTAGTTTCACTTAAAATCTTAGTTGCTTCAAAAATATACATTGCAAAAGGCATCATAGTTTTCTCTTTGTAATAATCATTAGCAGTTACTAATGGTTCAGCAGACTTGTCTCTGGTTTTAACAAAATCAAACTGTGGAATCATAACATATTTTCTCATTTTATTAATTAAGTCAACAATCGAATTTAACTCCTGCTTCGCTGTTTTGTCCTCTTTAACAATTGAATAAGCTTTTTCAAAATGCTCAATTGGAATATTAAAAAATTGCTCTTGACCAGACTTATCAGTATAAAAAGGTATAACAGCAATTCCCTCTTGTATTGGTTTTTTATGCTTTGTTACTCCAATTTTCTTTTCATCAAGCTCAAAACCACATATATCAGCCAACGAGCCAGTGGTAGTTGAATCGGCTAAATCGGGAGTCTTGACTTGAAGAAACAACCCTTCCTCTGGGCTGGTAAAATTTGACCCTTGCTGTTGCCAAACACTAGGGAAAGAAGAAGAAGGAAGATGCATATCTTTAATCGTGTCGCTTGTATACGCGTAGTTTCGAATAATACTTTGCCACTTAGGAGCGATAGTCCACCTATCATCTTGAGCTAAACTAAAAATGTTAATACTGGAAGACAAAGTCATTGCTCCAGCGGGAGTCACATAGGTGCCGCCGCTGCGGATCTGATTTTGCATTCCTACGTTTACAAATGAAATATCCGAATTATTTGTAATATCGCTAAGCGTAAATTGTCCTTTCAAAAATCTTTCTGGTTCTGCGGCTGCAATTGCAGTTGGATCAAAAACAATCCTCGTATATGATTCATTCTCTCCCATGCTCATTGTTGGATTCAAACTGGCGTGTTTACAACACTTGCCGCCGCTGTAACAAACGGTGTGCCAGCCAGAGCCCAAAAAATCTGTGTCATCGGCGACGCCAGCTGGACTTAAAGAAAAATATGGTGGCACATGCTGAACGTATGGGAAGGGCCCAAACCAATGCGGAGCAGTGGATTGTGCCCAGATACCCCTTTTCTTAAGAAAAACATCCATTGCAAATTTCTTAATATATGAAGTGCTGGTAGAATCAACCACTCCGTTGGCCACCTGCTCTAGTGTCATTTTATTTGTGCCGCCATTCCACAACTGGCCTTCTGCTGTCAAACTAGGCCAACTTGAGGTGGGCTGACTTTTGATTGTTGTAATATTTTGAGTATAGAAGTCAATTGTTTCTGCAAAAAAGTTATGCGCCATTTGCTCATAAATACCATTTGAAACTCCAATTGATCCAGTGCTATCTGACGGCATTTCATTATCAAAATCAAAAATTGCCAACTTTTGATATACTGGATTAAATTGAAAACGTTTTATTTTTTGTGCATAGTTGGCCGGCTCAAGTATCGCTTCGAAAGGCATTCGATTCTCATAAACGTTATGACATCCGCCAGTAGGCTGCGTTTGGGCCCTATTTTGAGCCATATCAACAAAAGGATAATCCACAGCAATGCCGGCCCTAATAGAATTATACATAATTCCGGGCGCATAAAATGGAGTTAACACAGTACGCCACGTCTTCTGGGGGCCTGTAAGATCAGCGTGTTTGCCATATGAGCGTGAAAACTGTTGTGCAAGATCTAAAGTGCGAAATACTGGATAAAATTCTTTTTCTGGTCTAAATTTAGTTATTATATCCATAGTAAACTCAATACCATCTGGTTCGCCATAATAATCACGTACTACACCCAAATTCTGTATTGTGTCAGAATGACTATAAGTTTCTAAAAGCAAAGAATTGCTACTAGTGATCGTCGTGACGCCGGGTCCAGATAAAGTCTGCGTCGTAGTACTTGCGCCGGTCACTTCTAATGTATATAAATTTTCTTGATAATAATCTGCAGCCTCGTTGGCATTTCCCACTACATCATGAATATATCTTGATATCTTGAATTCTGGAAGAATTGAATATCCTCCAGTTTTTGCACGCGTAGATATATCTGCAGACCATCCGGCATACGTTTCTGGGAACGGGGGAAGCCCCGGGGTGCCTGATGCGGTAAGCGTAGTAACCGTGATGCCATCCTCATTGGGAAAGCGATTATTTGTTACATCTGACGCCGGGCGGCAATGACCATAAAATCTGCCGAACCTAGGGCCGACGCCGGCGCCGACGTTGGTGCCGGGGACTGCGCCATCGTCCGTGCTGGAGCCTGTTCCACAGGGGTCCGAAGCAGCAACGCCGAAAGTATTTGGCAAATAGCATGTGTCAAATCGCATTAATTCGCCTGAATATTCTACAAATTCGCCTTCAGAATCTTTGCCGGCTGAACCGGTTATAACTTCCATAGGCCACGAACTCATATGAATGCCAGTAACCCCCTGTGAATTTGTTCTTTGCTGAATTCTTCCCGTATAAATGGTGCCAGCACCGGAGTCGGAATTGTCAGGGCCCGATATATTATTCCAGAATGATTCATATGTGGGCCTATTAATAATATGACTTTTGCCAACATTTTCATCACGCGGAAATACAACTTCAGAATAATTCACAGTAGTCCACGGCTCATCAGCCATTTTTACAAATTCTGAACTTTTATATCTTGGATTAATGCCAAACTCATCATTAAAATCGCTCAGGGCGGCCGACTCTTGATCATATACATCTTTTGTAAAAAAGTGATATTTATTGCCAAACGGCAAACTTACTGACAATTCTTTTTCATTTTTAACCAAATTAAATTCTGTCGGCGAGTGCTTGGTAGTAATCGGAGTTTGATTAATCCTATAGCGTTTTATAACAGACTTTCCATTGACATCGGCTGCTAGAATTTGATTTTCATAAACATTGCTTTCGCGAAGATGCCGTGCGACAGGGTGGTCGCCGGTTCGAAGTTGTTTCCAAGAGGGATATCCATAAGGCCCATTATAATTTTGGTATACAAATCTCAACACAGGATCCATTGAGCCGTTGTCCTCCTGAAGAGCCAGCGTCTGGTCATCCCCAACAAGGAATATATATTCATTCAACCACGGCCGCTTCGCTTCGCCGCTGGCGCCTTCGATGTCTCCGCCGCTTGATAAAATATTTTCTGATCCAGTTATGTCGATATGCCCCGCAACAATAGTATTCATACCGACAAAATCAATCCCGTCATTAAGAGTTGACTGCTCTGAAGCGCCATGATAGGCCACAATCACTGTGCCCTCACTTTTACTCACAAACGAAATATCTTCAGCGCCGGTAGAATAATCATAGCCCAGCCATGGTAAAAAAGCGGAAGATGTCAGCGTAGACACATCTACCAAATCAGATTGTATTGAGGCTGTAGTCGCAATCAAACTAGAAGAGATTACATACGCCGAGGCCTCTCTTACCCAACTATATTGTAATTCTGTTCTTGGTATTTGCCTACTAACAAACCAATTATCGTATGAAACGCTAGCGCTTGCAGCGATTGGTGAAGAGTGATCGGGGCCGGCATAAAATTTATTAGGCTGTCTCAGCGTGTTTCTAGGCGTCTTATGAAATGAAGCGCTTGTCGGCGTGCTTGAATCATATCCGCCACTTAAAGAGTGTCTGGTATATAAAACATCCAGCGCCCTTCTCATATCATAATTTCGCCATGGAAGTGCATTATATGGAGAATACTGTCCTGATTCAATATCCAGATATGCTGTCGAACTTTCTAATATTCCGCCGGGTGCAGAAAATCTCTCAACAAAAACATGGCTATTGGCAACGTCGGTGCGGTCGAGGCGCTCATATTCTGTAATGGGTATACCGGCAGACCAACTTACATGAGGCGAGACTGTTTCCACCACAGAAATTGTGCCGTTACGCGTAATATATCTATTATTTATATCTCTACCAGAAGTTTGCACAATTTCATATGAAGAACTATAGTTGCCAATACTATGATACTGACTAGCCGAAGCAGAAACAGTTCGAATATTTCTAATGTTTACAGGGCGTTTCGCATATTCTCCTCTTGTATATTTCCCAACAGGCTTATTCGGATCATAATCTGCATTGACAAATCTAGGATTACTAACTAGAATTAAATTATTGGCTGCTTCAACGGCAATTCTATATCCTTCGCTTCGCTCATTAGACTCAGTTACAAGCAACTGTCCATGCCTGTATTGATAACCGCCAACATTTTTTTCTGGCCAAGGGCCCTGCAGTGGTATTTCGCCATAAGAATCTAAGTGCATATTTTCTAATGAAATATTATACTCCAGATCAGTTAAATCATATGAGCCGGGCGCAGAAGAACTAAAAACTGCAAAGGGTAATCTTTCTTGTCTGTAATATGTTTTCTCTGGGTCGCTAACAGCAGTACCATCATAACAACGCATAGGCATTTTTCGTTTAGGATCAACATAATATAGTGTAGTTTGATCCAAGCCATCGTCCACTGCTTTAAATGGCAATTCGTAGTCGTCGTCTACAGACTGAGTATAAAATTCGACATAAATCCCATCAGCAGGGTCGCCATGGATTGTTGTTTTTTCTTCTTCGTATTTTCCGTAAATATAATTTACATTTTGTTTTCTTTTGGGGTTTGCGCCCGGGCGGTAAGTACGACCAATTTCATAAAAATCTTTTACTGGAGTATAATGTTCCCGCTGCAATCTTTTGACTTCATTCCACTGCAATTGAGCCCTAGTTTTGTTATAAGTAAAGGGCTCTCGATCTCGTTCCGCTCTATATTTCCACCAAGAGGCATGTCTTCTTTCACTGCCAAGAGAAACATCAGTAGAAGATGTCGGAGCGGAAAACTCAACATATGAAATATATCGTGGACCATCAGCCGTAGTTACACTGCTAAGGCCGGCACTTCTCTCAAAATGTTCAGATTTTTCTTTCTTTGGCATTATCTTCCTCCACCACCGCCGCAGTCGATCTTGGGGTCACAGCAAGGCGGATCGTTTATGTTGGTGCATTTATCCATCGGCTCATCCGCCACATTGCTGCACTTGTGACAATTTTCACAAAGCAAAGGTGAGCCGGTTACAGGATCACAATCACCCGCCTTCTTTATGCTGTCATTGCAAATTGTTTTAACAGTGTCGTCGCGGGATCTACAAGTTTCACAAGATTTGTCAGTGTGTTTTATGCACTGCCAACCAAAATAATATTGCCCCATTGCAGCAAATCCATAATTAGCACTATCTGCTGTATTTAAGCAGCACTTAAACCTACATTTTTCTGGTGCGTCAACAACCCTGCTATCGTTTGAGATAATTAAATTTAATGCATATGCAGCGGCGCCCTTACCAAAACTTTCGGCTGCAGCAACAGTGCAAGCTGGGAAAGTGCACCCATCGTTATCAGCTAGCGCCGGCTCATCTGCAGGGGGGTTTTGGCCAGCGTTTGGACCTTGAGTAAGCTTGCCATAATTCGAAGACGGAATCTTAATAGTATAACCATCTTGTTTATGTCTATGAAAATCCGATTTGCAAACATAATTATATCTGCACACCTCTTTATTATACTGTGTACTTGGATCACAAAGATCCACGACCCAAGGGAAGTTGCCATACACGTATTCTTTATAATTGCCGGCTGTGTCGTCATAACAGCATTTATATTTGCACTTATATGGATTATGATGAGTCGCTATAGATGTGCAATTGATACAATCTTTGTCATCCTTGCTCATGCTCTTGCCGGCTTTGCAACCGGCTATTTGACAACAATAATGTTCAGTTTTGCCGGCTTTAACGCACGCCTCAGTTTTGAGCTTTGGGTCAGCAGGATTCAAAATTTCTAAACCAAGATCCTTCTCTGACTGGTTTAACTTCTTCTTGCACGCATAATACGAACACTTACTTTTGTCGCATGCGCTACATTCCCCTGCCGGAAGTTGTTTAAATTTATTCCATGTTTTATCTTCTTTACAAGAATTAAACGCCTTATCATCACAACAACCTGTTTTACCTTCGTATTCACATAGACTATTGTCTTTTGTGGCCGCGCACTTGTCGGGACCGGCTGCTAATTTATCTAATTTGTCCTTTACAGTTTTGTTTTTAAACCAATGGTTCGTCGCGCTGGCGTCATGACAGCCCTTAACGTATTTGCAGCACTTGCCACCCTTGCATTCTTCACCGTAGCCTTTATATTTTGGACTATAGTTCTTTGCACACTTATCTATACAACCATACGTATATTTACACTTTGAATTATCCGCATAGTCCGGGCTGGTACAATTATCAAAGTTGATGGCGAGCTTGTCCCCGCACCCTTTCCACACACATGAGCCATCTTGATGTTTAGTAACTTTCTTTCCAGTAAGAGTTGTGAGATAGTTATCTGCCGTTTTGCCATCCTTCCCATGCAACTCCGGAGCTTTTTTGCAAATAGCCTCTGATAAGCTCTTGCAACCAAGAACTGGTGGTGGCGGTGGTGGCTTTGGCTTCGGTGGCGCCTTGTATTTGGTTACCAGCTTCGCAGTTTCAGGATCAACATCCTCAATTTCATCAGGATAATCCTCGCTTACATCAACCCAAATCGGCTCATCCGGGCCGGTGTTACCGGGTGATCCAAAATTCGGAACATCCACAAATAAGGGTGGGCGATGCTGATATTTGTTACGCGATAAAATATGATTTTCAACTATAGTGCGAACTTCCTTCGAAGCATTCGCAGAAGCAGGAATTAAATTTGACACTGCGGTGTCAAGTGCATTGTCTAACCACTTATACAATTCCACAAATTTTTCTATATCTGAAACTTCCTCAATCTTATCAAAAAACATATGTCTAAGTTTTTCTAGACCCTTGTATTTTCCTCTAAAACGATTTACTGGTTCTCCAATTTGATTATTAAAATCAATGATAGAGGCAAAGAAGTTTAACATTCTTCTAGAAATTATCTCATACATGCTGGCTTCTATCGAAAAGAAGTGTTTTACCGGCCTAGATTCTCTAGTGAAAAAGAGATCGTCTGTAGACAAAATGTTTACAAGATCACTAGAATATAAATTTTCTGGTTGTAACTGTCTGGTTGTTGGAATAAATTCAAAATTTGTTGGCGATTTGTTGGCTGTAAAGCCATAGCCCTTGGCAGTATGATTAGTTTTGGTATGAGCAGCAAAAGCACCATAGCTATGTGACACCAGCGCGGAATACGTCGTCGTAAGTCCCGAGAACTCCTTAGTACGATAAGCCGGATAAGAACCCGAAGCAACATCTCTTATCAAAAATTCTCCACTTGAATCAGCCGTTGGGGTTGTTTCAAAATCCCAGTTAAGAGCTAGCGCTTCCGCTTGAGGAATATGAATACTAGACGAGAGGCCAGCTTCTGCCGAAGCAGTTGTGACAGTCCTACCGGGGTTGAGTCGACCAAAGTTATTTGGATCTCTAGCGTGGTGGCGCATTTCTTCATCAGAAATATAATCATGCCACACTCGCAAAGAAGATAAACGAACATCAGATTTTTGTAAGATGCTCCCAGTAAAGCCATCTCTGTGTGCGCCAACAAAGAATCTTTTGTTGGAACCCGTTATAAAGTCGCCAGCTTTTTCTGTAGTAATGGAGGTTGACAAAGAAAATTCATCTAACACTTCTCCCAAATAATTGTTAATGCCATAAAATTCTAAACTAAACCCAGAAGAAGTAATTACATTTGAAGAAATCGGATAATTGTCAGGCCTAACTCTAACGGCGAAGTTCCATTTTGAATTATCATATACTTTTGCACTGGATGCTCCGTCTTGCGGATATGTGGTAGTCTTAATTTCTTCGAAAAATTCAGTTGAGGACTTTAACCTAAAATAAACACGTTCGCCGTTGTCAACCTTAACGGCCTCCACCTGAAAGTCTCTGTCTGGGCTGCCAAACAATGAATCCTCATCGTCCGCGCTTGCCGTAGAACTGTGACAGCCAAACAAAGAAGCGCTTGTTAACAATTCTAAATCTGCCGAACCAGTGTAACTTGTGGTAAGAAGTTTTGGAAAAATGACTTCAGCTTCGACACTAAATGGTATATAAAGGTCTGAAGATGCTGAAATAAAACCATAATCACTTGAAGAACTGGGGTATTGATATACCACAGCCGCTCTATCGTCGGATTTATTATTAAATCCAGTAAAATTCATAACTTTCTTTTTTGTAGTTACTGATTCGTATGTACCTGTTAATTCGTATTCGACATTATCGCCATATAAATTAAGCCTGAATAGATCATCGTCTATTCCGAAACAACGAAAAAGATTACGAAAAGCCTTTTCAGTTCCTTTAGATTTATTAATATATGAAAGATTGTTATAAATGTTTTTATATATTAAGTTTTTAATATTGTGAAGCTTATCTTCATATAATTTTTGTTCATCCCGAGCCAAAATTTGCTCAAGCACTTTAGGTTGTAAAAATATTTCAGGCGGATCGAACCCTGCAGATGTTAATAATTTCTTATTGTATGGCACCGGCTTTATACTTCCAGAAGCATAATATGGCTCTTTAAGTCGATTTATGTAACCAATTTGCCCATATAGCGTATCTAAATAACTGGCCATTATTTGCAATAAATCAGATAACGTCTCGCCGGTTTCATTATCTTCGTCCCTTATCCACTGAGGCACTGAATTATAAAGACTGGCGTTGTTTGCTGCATCGTGCTGTGAGCCGCTATTTTCTAAATCTGTTATAAGTGTTTGTACGTCTGAGTGACTGCTATAAACAACCGGGCTTCCCTTTTCTTCGTTGGCTGCACCGGACTCAACTATGGCCGAGGTGTTGGAACGAGAAGCAGAAGAGTATCCCACCCATCTTCCGTTCGAAACGCGACCGGAATAATCTAAAACAAGATCGTCGCCGCCGGCTGCAGTTGAACTAGTAGTAGAGCCCAAAATACCTTCGTTAAACTTATAATATACACCCAAATCAACCAAGTTCTTGTCTATGCTACTGCTATAATAATATTTTGCAGAATCTGTGTTGGTTCCGCCAGCAACGTTAGTAAAATAATGTCGACCTATTTCTTGTGCAGTTCTCTCTGTCTTCCAAAAACGAAACTCATCAATTGAGCCACTTACTTTGTACCAGCCAATGCCATCGACGCCGGGTGAAGCGGGGCGATCTGCTGCATAGGCGCCAAGAGTTGCAAAAGAAGACGTTGCAAAAGACGCCGAATAATTAGAGAGGCCTCTCCATGTCGTTAAATCGTCGTAAGTTTCAACAACATTTGTATCTACATGCTTACCATCAACATATAGAGAGGTGTTTATGTAATTATCGTTGACATTTTTCTTAACTGATATGGCATAATGGTGCCACTTGCCGTCAGCAATATTTGAAAGTCCAGTTTCTAAACCAATATCTATAATATTTGTAAGGCCAGTGCCTTTAATCCTATCTTTTACATATATTTTTGTTTGAGTAGTTGCAGTATTATACAAATATATTTCAAACTGCCTATGGTTAACGTCCTTTACCCACGCGACCGATCTTAAATCAAAAATTACTTCATATACGGTTTGTGTGCTTGTGTTTGGCCACTCGTCTTTTTTAAACCAAAACTCTACAGTGTTTCCCCGAACATACTCAAGCTTAAGATTGCTCTCTTGTGCTACTGCTGGCTTATAAATGTTGCCAAGGTTGGGCCCACCATAAAATAAAACATACTCTTTATTAACAGGATCGCCAACAGCGCTGTCTTTGGAGCCCCAGCCATTTGGTGAAAAGTTTGCATATCCGGTCTTTTTCGGGTAATTGTTATCAAAAACATATTGCCCCAATGGAGTTAAATCATTATAAAATTTAAGTTGTTCGGCCAATGAACCATCATACGGATATTGGTTATAAATTCTTTTTATTATATTTGAGTAATATTTACTAGCTGAACCGAACTTTGCAAAATTAGCAGGATCGCCATAATCTAAATCAGGTATATATTGACTTTTATCTCTAGAATGTTCCCTAACCAACTCAGGCGATTCGGCATCCGAAAACAAATCTGCATATGTCTTTTTTGTTAAGCCACGAGTACCTGCCAATTGTTGCTTATGTTTTTCAAGATAATCTTTGCTCATTTATTCCACCCGAAACTTGAACAACTCCTTTTGCTCAACATATTCATTATTTGTTTTATAAATAAATTTAATCCCATACATATAATCCTCTTGTAACATGGATATGTTTAAATCAAAATAATTGCCTTGAGAATCGTATGATAATAAAGTTTCTAGTGTGCTCCCTGTGCCATACCCAATTACTTCGTGGTTATCTGCAATTCTTATTATTTTATAATGAGCGTTTTCGATAATTGTATTATTAGCAGCTACTGATGCCTTCGTATAAATAGTTGGGTTCCAATCTTTATCGCGAACATAAAGCCTGAATCTTGCTTCTTCGTTGGGAGAGTAAGATGATTTTAAATTTGTAATCTTTGTTACATATAAAGGTCTCGGATTATAATTCGACGCCGAATGTGTTTTAACAGCGACTGCTGAACCAGTATGATAATTAACTAACGTCGGAGCAGAATGTGAATGCCAAACCGGATAAATTGTAGTAGCAGAGCCCGTATAAATAAATGATGCCGTATATACACCAGCTTGATGCAGGTAATGTAAGCCTCCAGTAACAGACGTATCCCCTGTGGCCGTAACCGTACTTCCGCTTAAACTTGACTCTGGAAATGGAATACTGCCATAGCCCAGACTTGACGTATGTATTCCCAACAAAATCACACTGCCCGATAGTGATTCGATGTTTGCAAGCTGTCCTTTGTAATAATTATAAAGATAAAAAGTATTGATATTATCGCTTGCCGGCGCTAGAGAACTGCTGGCATAAAAATTAGCTGCGTCATCTTTTAACGCAGAGTCCCACCTAGCCTCAAGGATTGGTCGCTTAAAGAAGAATTCGCTTCCTCTGCCAAAAAACTTTTTGGTGTAATAGCTGCGAGTTGCAGTTTCATGAGAGCCTGTTAAATATAAGCCAACGCCGTAATTGGCGCGGCCGGTCGAGGTGTTGTTATAGTTTTTAATCCACTCCTCAACCAAATATGTAATATCAACCTCTAAATCTTCTGTGCCCTCTGAGAAGTACTGAGTGTAATTCATAAACGAGCTTGTCTGATAAGTGCCGCCTGCGTCGGCCCAATACAGATCTGTGGTTGTACAAGTGCCGGGAGTAGTTGTGGAAAACGAGGCGCCACTAAAGTTAGTTTTAGAAAATCCTGTGGCGCCGCCTTCAGTAATAGTAATTGTAGTATTGCCGTCATCACCGTGAATAGATTGAGTTATTGTTACTACATTACTAGCAGCCGACGCCGCCAATTTAGAATTTGCGTCCAAACACGTGGCTAAATTTGCAGCCGTCGATGCAGTACTTCCATTCACTATTGCAAAAGTTGGAGAATTAGTATCAGTAGTTGTTGTTGCGCCGCCGTGGGCAGTGACTGTTGCTGTTATAACAGTAGTATCGGTTGCAATAATTTCAACAGTGTCTCCCACCTCGATCCAACCCTCATTAGCAATTGTTACTGTTGCTGTAGAACGTGCCACCAAACTCGTGCCATCGCCACTATGGCTATTATCAGAGTGATCCTGAATTGTCGTAGCGGTATCTGCGGTTGCAACGTCTGCTGTTTCAAACCTCCACCAAGCAACTAAATCTGTTGCGTCCGACTTATAAACCGTGTGAAACCTCAAGTCCTCTGGACAACCGCTGTTATAAAGTTCTGTTACTTCTGCCGCCGTTAACTCTTTGTCCCAAACAGAGATTTCATCTAATTTGCCACCCCACGGTGTCCCGAGCGTCGTGGCGGCGCCAATAATTACATCTGCGCCCGTGCTTTCCATAGCAACATAGTCAGCATCTTCCGTAGCAGTCATAGTTTTCGATGTGCCGTCAACATAAATTTTCACACCGCTAGCGGCTGTGGCGCCGCCGGTGCCGTCGTAAGTCATAGTAACGTGATACCACGTCGCCGCGGCAATTGATGCAACCGTAGTCCTTGCCGTGGCTGTTTTGTCGCCGCTTTCATCATACAAAAGAAGAATGACATCGCCAGTGGTATCGACATATAAATTCCACTCGCGCAGCGTACCAGAGGTGTTCCACTTTGTCAAAATTGACGCGTCGGTATCGAGATTGTCTAAGTATACCCAAGCGCTGATTGAAAAAGCACTATCATTGCTGCTATCGCCAAACCTAAAATCAGCATGATCTGTAACTGTAACATAATCGGCGGCGCCGTCGAGCAAAAGCGAACCCTGACTTACCGACCCAGTTGTTCTAGCATTCCACGTTGCGCCATAGCCGCTGTTTCCTAAGCCGGGATCAGTGTAGCCGTTCATATCAAGGCCAAAGCCCTCGTCCCACGACTGTGATACGGCCGCGGCGACCATTGTATACCCCCGGGGCAGGGTTTCAGAGTGTTCAGCATTAAATGTCCTTAGTACCCAGTTGACGCTACCAGAAGCCGGAATTTTGCCGTTTGTTCTATCTGTATTAATGCTCCCAATGGGAAATTCCAACAAAGCTCTAGAAATCTCGCTAGAAGTTTTTGAGGCTTGGGCATATATACTAAAAACTTCCAATATGTCCGAAGCGCCCATATTAGAATCTGAGCCACGCTTTGACAGACCGGCTTTGTAGGCATTTGTTATAGTTGTATCTTTGTTTGCAATATATCTTTTAATGCCCATTACACTATCACCCCAACAATATCCTGATCTGGATATCTTAATTCAAGAATCATATCTTCGGGCACCATAACAAATCTTTCATCGCCCGTTATGTTTTGTTCAATGTCGTAATTTACAGAACTATAATCTGTGCCTGTCTTTTTAACAATTTTTACAGTCTTAACATCAATAACTTCTGGCAGATCATTTAAAATTCTATACACATCCGAAATATAAAATGGAACACCGAAGAAAGATTTTCCTTTATACTCTTCTTTAAGTGCGTCAATTGATACAGACAAAATTTCTGAAGGTGATTTGTCAAGTACGCCCACCAACTCAAATTCAATGCCAAAATTAACAATTCTGCCATCTAAAATATCAACCGTATCATTTATCATTCGATATTGATTAAGCCAAGTCTTAAGGTTTTTCTTTAAAGAAGAAGACGCCAAAGATAAATTACCGGCTGAGTCTTCTGAGGCGATGTATAAATTTAAATTTCTTTTAAAGGAGTCTTTATCTTGTAAAATGTTCGCCCTCTTAATTGCGCCATACTTGGCCGGCATTCTATACATCATACTTATATAATCTTGTCTTGTAACTGCTCGGTTCTGAGAAGCGTATGCATCAATTGCGCGGATTCGTATTTCTTCTGGGGTAAGGGCGGCAACTTGACCTACTGCCGGATCATCATTATAAACAGTCAATGAATCTCTAATTGTGCCCTCATTTGCTGAACTAATGTTGCTAATATCATAAGAAAGAACTGGGGAGCCAATTCCATCAATACCTCCAATTGGCAAATTTACATCTGTCGCTGTTTGTCGGCGAAAAGTAACTGTAAGCGTTCCCTCTGGTGGTACAATTCCAAACTTTTCAGTAGACATCATAATATTGGGATCAAATGACGCATCCTTATAATAATTTTTTGCATATTGTTTGAGTGCGGCCGATGCTGGATCTGGAAATTTTTCTTCCCTTAGTGTTGTTTCCGAACCAAAACCAAACTGTAAAATTGTTTCTCCAGCAATGGTGTGTTCTGTAACAAAGCGACGAGGAGCATTCATTTCTCTTAAAATATATGGTGCATTTTCTTTGTCGCTGCTTTTTCTATTTCTTATGGTTTTAAAAACAACATCTTGAGATAAATAATCAACTTCATAATATTCATGTCCATCCGAATCGATCACTGAAATGATTTCTGATATTTTATCAGCCTCCAACATCACTTTCATAAACTTTTTGTATGGTCCAATTTCTATAAATTCAGTCTCTAATTCTCCAGAAAACACTTCTCCGTATGCCTTAAAAACATAACTCACTGGCTGGCCGTTGTCGTCTACTTCTGCGCACTTTATTTGTACATTTTCTTTTGAAAAATCAATATCTTCACTTAAAACAAATGAAGCACCATTTCGCGCAGTTAAAGTTGAGCCTGCGTGCAATATAGGAATTAAATCGTCATTGGGAGACGCCGCACCAGTCGAGGCCGGAACAGTTACGTAAAAAGTACATATACAAGTCGACGAGGAAGCGCCGGGATATTTAAACCCCATTTGTTTTGCCAATCTTAAAATATTTTGTGTTTCAATCGCCGAGTCCAAAAATGATTCATTTGCTTGATAATCGGTATAAAACGAAAGTACGTCTCCAACATACGCGACCATATCAAAAAGCAAAGAGCCAAATGAAGCTTCGTTAAAGTCTTTATATGTTTCTGGATAATAAATTTTTGCATAGTTTACCAAATCATCTTTGATGCTAGCAAAATCGCGGCTAGTATATTTAATTGGTGGTGTTTTTTTTGTCATTATCCAATTCCTACTTATTAATTAGTTCTAGTGATAAATCATCCGAAGCAGACAATGGCCCTATATAATATTTAATTTCCAATTTTAAAGTATTTTCAGCAAAACTAATACCAATATTTACCAAATCTATAAATGGTAAATATTTTCTTGTTTGTTTTGCAATTCTTTCACGTAAAATTGAATATATTTCTTCGGTTGCATTCTCAAAAAGAAGTCGATACACTCCCACTCCAAAATCTGGATTCATTATCCTTTCGCCCGGATTGGTTAAAATTAAATTTTTAAAATTTTGTTTAACCGTTTCTTTAAGCGTTTTGGTCAATTGATATGGCCCATCTTCTTTATTATATTGAAGTGGCAATTTAACAGAAATTCCAGTTGTCATCTTTTATCTTCTCGCTCTATTCAATAATTAGTAAATAAAGTTTATTTCGGTCAACTAAGAAAATCAGTCTCACATTTTTCTGGCGGAACAGATGGAATTAAAGCTTCGCCCGGGGCTGGAGGCGTTACCCAGCCGGCTCCGCGCACAACATTTGCCAAAGCAGCATCGATTTCATTTTCCGGATTTAATGCATTGGTCTTGAGATCTGCTCCGGGTAGATTTTGTCGAAAGAAAGTTTCGTTGTTGCTCTCGCCGCCATCAGCGGGTATTACATGGCCATGATCTTTTTTAAACCCCTCATTTTTTTCTCTTGCCGGCAGCGTCCAGGCCATGTCGTCGCCGGCGCCAACTTTGATGGTATAATGAACTTCAGTTTCCAAAAATTTAATAAAAGTGCCCGGCATTGTTGTTAAATATCTAGAAAAAAGATGGGACACGGTGTTAAAAGCCAGTTGATGAGCACTAGGGGGCACACTTTTAATTGTATCCCACGAGATACCTAGATGAGACCTGTGTACCGGCTCCCATAAATTATATGGCTTTTGATGATGGCCAAAATCAGTATGATTCCAGTTGCCGTTACCGGGGCCGAAGCGATAGTCATGATATTTGTTGTTGTTTTTGCTTGTTAGTGTTGTTGGCCACGACGTGTCAAGAACCTTTCTTCCGTATAATTCAAATGAACTAAGGGGATCTACATTTCCAGCCGCATTGGCCTCTGCTTTCTCTTTTTCAGTTAAGGCGCCGGCGGGCCGACCATCTTTAGGCCATAAAGTGGCCACTTTTGTATGATGGCCGACTCCATACAGTATCGACCATGGTCCGACGCCTCGGGTGATGGCTAGCCAAAGATCTTCTGGAGTTTCCATAATATTCTCTGCCATTTTATCATTCGAATCAGACCATGGCACGATATATCCTTTACTGCCGGCTGGTTTAATTCCGTGGAATGGAATATCGTTTTTATCTAAAGCTAATGCAAAATCGCCAATTTTAAATGGATTCGGCCATGGAAACTGGCCCGCGATGCGCGAAAAGCTATCGCCGACGTTGCCGGACTTGCAGGGCTGGTACCAGCCGCCATCGACGAATTCGGCGTCGTCACAGGAGCCAATGTGCATACATTTCTTGCCATCATACCGCCAGCCGCGATGCTCGCAGGGGAAGCCGATCTTTTCTCCTGCGGTGACGTACTGCGGCGCGTGGTGACCAGTTGCGAGTACAAGATCTGGAAATGCGTGTGTAAAAAAATTATTTGAATACCACGCGTCACTCTTAGGAGTGTTGACATCTTTCTTGAATTCAGCCTTGTCCTTATACAGCGTTGGAATAAATCGTATAAAACTCATTGGCATATAATTTTGATATTTGTTGGGGCCCGTCGTCTTCAAAAATCGATCTGTGCTTTTCAAAACATCCTTCCAAGTGTGGTCATATTTGGCGGCCTCAAAATATAATTGATTTTTCTCTACAGTACCCACATCGATCACATAAGAGTCCATTATATCTTGGTACCCGCCATAAACCTCTTCTTTGGTTTTTAACTTTTCCCACAAATCTTTTATTGGTTTTTCGGCACTTTCCCAAAGTTTATCCCATATTTTTTTAAGATATTCTTCTCCCAATGTTGCTAAAGTAATAGGATTACCAGACGAATCTTTGGCGCCGGATTCAATCTTTTTAACAGATTCTTCAAAACTATAATCTTTCTTCTCAAAATAAAGACTTCCTACGGCGACTGCCGACATAAGGTAATAATACCATGGCGTTATGCCTCCAAAATTGTTACTCCATGTGTCATCTTTTTCTTCTTCTTCGCAGCCAAATGCTGTACCATTAGAACAAAGTTTCGACTTGTCTTGTTTTAGTTCTCTTATAAATTCTTTAAATAAAACATCTCTTAAGCCACTTGTGCCTCCTTTTTGCCACACAGCAATAGGCAATAACAATTGTGGCAAGAACAAAAGCTCTCTGTATAAAAAGACGCGCATGCGCTCAGTAATGAGAATGTGCATCATTGTTTTTACGTATCCTGATTTAACTTTCATTTTACATGCCCCCAAAGCCGCCGGCGCACTTGCCCCATTGCTCCTGCTCGCCCGGACCGCCGATGATGCCGATACATTTATAAGTTTTACCACCTTTGCACTGATCATCGGCGGTGCATTTGCCTCCGTCTTCCACTGAGTGCTTTGGAATGTCTGCTCCGGGGTCGGGAGGCTGGCATGTCCAATATCCTTTACTATCAGGATCTTCCTTACAATTTTTAGATTTGCAGTCTGTATTGCTGCCGCAATATTGACCATTAAGTCCGCACTCTTTACAATCTTTACCAACACATACGCCATCCGTAAAGCCCAGCTTGCTCCACCATCCCGGCTTTTGACAATTTTTAGATTTGCAGTCTGCACTTTTACCAATGACCTTACAGATCCAGCCATTGGGTTTTTCGCCCGGGCCCCAAGCAGAGTCAGATTTATGGCCAGCAACGCACTTTTTCTTGCCATCAGATAATTCCATACAGCCATAGCCGGTTTCGCAACTATAATCACTGATACAATCAACAGTGCCGAATGAGGCCTCTACCGGGGGTGGCGCCGTCTTTTTTTCCACTTCGTAGGTATTTATAGCCCTTTTTTGTAGTCTATTCATAAGTCCAATAAACTTTGTATCATCTATTTTAGAATTATCTTCATAAATTTTAGTAAGATCCGCTAATGCTTGGGCGTTCCAGCGCGATTCCATTTTTTGTGGTGATACCTGTTTGTGCCAATAATCATTGCTGCTGTGCTCGGTCTTATCGAAACCAAATAAGCCATCAGTAAAAAAGTTTATTTTTTCTTTTGCTCCAAACTCATCGCCCGGCACCGTATAATATATCGGATCTAAAAATGGCAAAAACCCCTTTAAAAATGCTTTGCGTAAGCGAGCCATATAAAAAAGATCTGGCACACCTAAGCCTTGAACATCTTCGACAGGGACGTTCTCGCGGTGAGCGGCGCCACAAAGAAGTATGTTGTCTTTATCTTTGCAGTTCTTTTTGACTTCAGTATTAAATGGGGCGCCAAAATTTTTACCCTCAAATCTTTTATCTTTTGCATCATTGGTTACCAAATATGGTATGTGATACTCATCTTTGCCATCCTTTTTTATCTTTTTTAGCGGCCTAAATTTCCAGAAATCTGAACTCATTTTGGTCGGGGTCACTTTTATAAATGGATCGTCCTTTGCCGTTAATATATTTCCGGACTCATCTCTTATCAACTTCTTCTTAGCGGCTATGAGCCACGTCTGGCCATCACCGGGCCACACAGCTGCCTCAAGGTGCAGGCTGTTTATGTTGTCTGAATACGCTGTGGTCTTGGGATCATAACTAAACCGGCTGGTAGTTGGTTGAGCATGAATCCAGAAGCCGTCTTTCATATCCTTCTCGTAGGCGCCGAGGTCGAGAAGATATTTTATATAAAACGTACCATCAACATCTTGCCACCACTCTTCACCTTGTTCATAAGCTTTGTGTGCAGGGTATCCTCTACAAAAATCATTATCACCAACGCCGGCACCGAGATAAGCGCTGCGAAAACCCAATTGTTTCGGAGCGTCGGCGCGATTGACCGCTTGGCACTTAAGTGGACCACTAATTTCACCATACACAAAATTTTCAGTGTTCATTTCTTTCCACACATCTAAATATTTTGCACCATATATTTGGCGAAAGCCATGGCCCGGCTCATAAACCATAAGGGCGGGCGTATGATGAGAGGGGTCAAACGACTCTTCATAAAAATCAGCTGGGTGGCCGGCTCGATGTGTGCTTAGAAAATGATGTGTGTTTAAATAGCCCCTCTCAATAGTCCTTGGGGGGCCATGTTCTTCTTTTGTTCCGCTCACACGATAATCGTGTATTTGTCTTAAGAATCTCCACTTGCTGGCCTCTTCTTTGAAATATGGCTCTTTTTCCGATTTATTTTCCAGCAAAAGATATTCTTTAATGCGCATTTCAAGCACGCCTATATGCTGTCCCATGCCATCTCTAACTTGGGGGCCCACAGTTGCGCTAATTACTTGTTGTAAATCTACATGTTTTAAAATATCAAAATCAGGATTTAAAAGATCACACAGATCTTTAATCGCTTTAAGCGTATTGTCTGTCATGTCTTTCGTTAATTCACAAACTTCTGGTGGGCATTTCGGATCTGTAGCATCCTGTAAATACGCGAGCATATCAAGATAGCCCCCCAAAAATTCCCAAAATTCGACAATTGCTTCTTCAGACTCTAAATTTAATTCACCAGCTTGCCCAAGGCCCTTTAGCGTCTTCAAAGTGGCACAAGTTGATTCGCCCATAAGCATCATAACAATATCTCGCTGTTCTAAGCTTGAATCAAATGCTGCAGTTAAATATGCCTCAATTAATGTTCGGGCCTCTTCTTTTGATATGCTTGTCGAAACGTATTTGCGAGTCCAAGCTTCTTCAAATGCCGCAGAAGGAATATAATTTATAGGATTAACTTTTTGTAATTTTGGCCCATTAAGCGTTTTATCTGATAAAAATGTGCCAATTTCATTTTTGGCCGGATTATAATCTAATAAATCATCAAGAACCTCTTTTTCTATCCAATATATTCCTTGAGCTATCCAGATTAATAACTTTTCAATGAAAAAACAAAAAACAAGACAAATAACCTCAATTATTAATGTTTCAATAATTCGCATTGTACAATCCATAGGGCTGGTACAGGGTATTTTAAAATAAGGTATTGCAGGAATTTCGAAATCAAAGTTAAGTGGGTCGCCGAGATGTGAAGATTTTTTATTGAACAGCTGTTCCAACTGGCCTCCGCATGCAATTTGCTCAATTATTTTACCTTGATCATTTTTTATATCTGCAAATTTGTTACCCATTGCTCCCAACATGGCTGTTAATATTTTCATCAAATAATATTGTACGGGGACTACATTTATAATTTTGTCAAGTTTGGGTGCAACGCAACTATGAAGCGAAGGCGGGCTGGCCACAAGGGCGACCAAATCTATCGTATCTTTTACCCAATCCCACTCGACAGGGTCGGTACAGTCGCCCATCTTTTCAGAATACGTTTTAGTTTTGGGATCATAATGTTTTTTCTCATAGCCCTCGCAAGCCGCGGCGCCGGCCTCCTCCATGCTTTTGCATTGATGAGCATAATGACATTTTTCCTTGGCACCGCGAGCAGAGAATTTTATTATTTTCTTTGCCAAAGGGGAAATGCACGTAGCATAGTTTTTGGCTACAATCGCATCCCAGTCAGGCTCGTTTTCAGACGCTGGTGGTGGCTTTTCACAAGTTGGATTCAGGGCGGGTTTGCAATCATCATGCTGTTTGCATTTTATTGTATTGTTATGGGCGCATTGGCCTTCAATATCTTCTGATTGTTGCAAACATTTTTTGGATAAATCTTCGCCGGCCTCTTTAGCAATCATCGAGTTCATAGAACTCAATATATTCGAAGCCGCCATCATTCCCACGGCGCTGAGCTTACCAGCAGTAACAATATAATCGACAGTTTTATCCGCCGTTGAATAGGCTGCAGCCTTTTTTTCTGCAGCTTTTACTTCTGGATCCTTTTCACCACTCATTTTATTTCCTATTTCTAATTTGTTTTATTCTTTTTACTTGCAAAGCTCGCCGCTGATATTGGTGATGTATTAACCTTTAACAATGCTTTGTTGATTTCTGCAAAAAGCGAGTCAATTAACAAAAATATTTGATCCACTATATTTGCAGCCCAATTAGCAATAAGCTCGGGCGAAGGAAAAGTATAAGCTAGCACAGCAGGATGAGTGTGAAACGCTAAAAAAGCATATCTTATTGCATTATCTCTGGCTATTTTATCTACTGAGTTTTTTACCTCACTTATACGATCAATTACATCATTTATAACTGTTTCTAATTTTCTTGCCTTGACTAGTGGCTCTAAAGTATCAGAGGCATTTTTATTTTTTTCATAATCTGATATTCTATTGCCCCAAATAAGATTTACACCCATGTGATTTATATTTTCTACTCCGGACGATAATGTTTCAGATTGTGGTAGCCCACCATAAATATTGACCGCTTGACGACCAACTAGTTGTACAACATCTGCATATGCTGTAACATCCGACATGGCTTTCCACTCTGTGGAAGAAGCATCAATATTAGGTGGCTGCAATTTAAATTTTCGTTGAGGATTTCCTTTCTGATTTAAATAAATACCAGCGGCATCTTCAATTGGAGTATAACCATGATATTTTAACATATCTTTCTCTTTAAGGGCATCGTCTCTTTCTTCCTTTGTTAATGGACTATGAAATATTTCGCCAACTTGACTTAAACCATCTTTGGTCGGATCATCAGCATCTCCCTCTCTTAAATAATGTCCTCTTACGCCAGCTACAATGTGAATTCTAGAAGCGTAATCGCCGGCGCCAGTATGTTTCTTATCACGATCAACCCATGAATATTCTGGGTTATTATCCATAATGATTGCTGCAGCACTGTCTGGATTTTGAATAACTTTTCTGTCTCCCTTCGGCAAGAAATCAGGCTGTACTCTAAGCCCAGCATCGCCGTTAATGCCGGTCATGTACTTATCTCCCGCATTCAATCGGTCTTTTCGCTTTTTTACCGAAAGCTTTGTTGTATCATAAAAATTAATATATGGCATTATTGTTGATCCTTCGCCGAGCGATTGGCGTCTTTCGGGCCGGTGCGCGCTGGTTTCTTCTTGGCCTTGGACTTTTTCTTCTTCGGCGGCTTTGGCTTCGGCGGTGGTGCCGCAAAGGATGGATCGTCGGTCTTATTGCTTGGATATCTAGAAAATGTTGGATGATTAAAGTGTGAATCAAAAGTAAAAACAATAATCTTGCCCTCCGCTTTTTCCGCGAGTTGGCCCATCTTGGTGATATCAACCGTTAAAAAATTATACTCCCAATGCTTTGGTTGTTTGCCCCGAGCCTTATACCGAGCCGTCATAAAAGGCACTTCGACCAAAGCATATATTGGCCAATTTGTGCGTTTGGGCCAACTATTTTTAAACCTCATCTTTTCTTCGGGCGGCTTGTCTTGAAAACCAGTATTTCCACGCTCTAAAACTTTTCGTATAGTGCCAAAAAATTCTTTTTCTTGCGGCCTAGGTTTATCTTTCTCATTGATCATGTCTTCAATGATCTGCCACAAATCTTTGCTAGCTTCACCCGGTTTCAGCGGGCGACTAGGTGCGGCTGGGTTGTTGCCACTCACTTAAACAACCTCCCTTATAGCTTCAAATATATTTTCCTTTTCATCGCTAGACAATGAAACATCTACTTCTTTTTCTTTATTCTTGTTTATAATTCCAGCTATTTTAACCATTTGTTCATTTGAGCGTTGCAGCGTTTCAAGATATTTTGCAGCCACGACTCCTGATCTAGAGTGTGTAGTTTCTCCAGATTGAATCTCTACTTTCAGCTCTTTTAAAAGATCTGCAGTTTCCTGTCTATCTTCTCTTATATTTTGTAAAGCCTCTGCAATTAGTTCTTCGCTATCCATTTTATTAGTCTCCATTATAAATAGACTTTCTAGAAATTTAAATTTTGCCTTGATTCCAGTTAGAACGAAACTCGCGATATTTAACTTTAAACTTTTTAAGACTATTGGCTATCTGTTTTGTGTTCAAACCAGTTATTTCTCTTAAATAAAGATAAATAGCCTTTTTATTTAAAATTTCAATATCTTGAGGGTTTTGCAAAAGCTCTTTAATCGCCTTAAGAACATATAAATCATTTGGCTTCATCTCGCTCTGCGTTTCGGACTCTTCCCACTCATTTATTTCTTTTAAAAGATTTTGCCAAAATTCATGCTGTTCTCTCTTTTTTTCATATTTATGCTCAACATGAAGATATTTTCTTTGTGAAATGTAATCTAGGCTTTCCAAGCTTATTTCTCTTTTGCGCTTTAATGATGTTTTCTTAACTTTGTGAATAAACCAGTTTTTAGTTATAACACTAAAATAAGAAAAAGCTTTAGAGCCCTTGTTTGGATCATATTTATCTAATATGGTGGTCAGCCAAACTTTACACTCTTCGCGAAGAGAATCAACATTAGGAAGCGTTGTAAATTTATATGTATAAGTTATTTTATCAACCAGCTCATTAAAGGCTGGCTGAATAAATTCAGCATAAAGCTTTGTTCTTTCTGTATTTAACGTGGTTTTTGTATATGCTACTATAGCGTCTTCATGTACTTGCGTAAAATAATGATTCTTTTTTCTACGTCTCCCTTTTTTCATTAGAATTGTCTCCATATTTTTCAACAAAGTCAGCAATGTCTTCGTGATATTCTCTAGAATGCTCTAAAAGTTCTAATAAAATCTCATTACCATAAAATAATTCCATATTATAAACACGTTCAAGGTGTTCTAAATATTCTCGGGAATCATTCTGAAGTTTATATATATTTTCAGATACATTCAAAAGCTTTCGAATCAAAAAGACCATAAGCCACGACAGGCCACCAAACAATAAAGCCGATACAATTGTTATAATAATCGAAAATAAACTCATGGTTTGTACTCCTGGCCTGTGGTCTCTTGCTTTTGCATATGCAAATCGCGGCGTGTCTCTTCAATAAATTCATTGACGCTAGCGCCGACTTTTTTTGTCTTTTCAGCTTTCTTTAGTGGCGGGTTTGTTAACTGTGGGATTCGCTGTAGTCTATCTTGGCAACTACAAAGACTGCACGTATTTAACGTTTCTTTGATTGAGTGAAAAGTTTCAAATTCGCTCTCACACCCATCACACAAATAAACATAAAAAGGCATCAACTTTCCTCTTCTGTCGGATCAGCATTCTTAAACTTAACCGTTGGCGGGTTTTTAATCCACAGGCCGTCCTCGGTATTAACAAATTCAAAATCTTTTAACGATTCTGTTATATCACTTTGTTCTAATAGCGCCTTTTGGAGCGCCATCATTAAGGCGCCCAAGGCTTGATCTGATAATTTTAATGTTTTCATTTTAACTCCTTATTTATCCACTTTTTTAAAATATCGCTGGGCTTCCAGCGGTTACTAAATATCTCATTACTCTATTCCTCGTACATTTGGATACTTGTTTTCAAACCACTCACAAACCTCTTTTAAGGCCACACAAAAGTCCGTATAATCCTCTTGTTTCCACCCTAGTTGTATTAGTTTTTTGTTTGTAGATGGCTTTTTCAATTGACCCGTGGGCGCGGTTGTATCCCAAATAATTTCTCCTTGAAAATTATAAATTTCGGATACCATGTCAACTATTTCTTTAATAGAAATTTGTTGTATGTTGCCTACATTTATCGGTTCGCGTGCGTTATAATGCTCCAGCAAAAACATTATAATTCTTGCCAAATCATTAGAAAAGGTGAACTCTCTAAGAGGAAGGCCGTCGCCCCAAAAAACAGCACTCGTTTTATTTTTTCTAGCCTCATAAACCTTTCTTATTATAGCCGGCAAGACATGTGAATTTTCTAAATGAAAATTATCATGCGTGCCAAACAAGTTATTAGGTACGATGGTTGTAAAATTACAGCCGTATTGATCTCTATAAGCTCGTGACTGTACATCAAGCATTCTCTTTACATGTGCGTATGGATAATTGGAAGAATGTGGCGGTCCATTATGTATTTGCTCTTCAGTCAGTGGATAACGAGGGTTATCTGGATAAACACAGGTACTTAAAACTGAAATGACCTTTTTTGCTTGAAATTTTCGGCACGCCTCTAGCACATTTGTATTTATGAGAATGTTATCATAATAAAACTCTCCTAAATAATCCATATTCGCCTTAAGGCCTCCCACTCGCGCTGCCAAATGAATAACTGTATGTGGTTTATGCAGACAAAAAATTTCTTCTACATCCTTTAAACTCCGTAAATCGCCATCCTTCGAAGACAAAAACACTGCATCGGGGATCAATTTTTGAAGGGCGTGGCCAACCATGCCAGAGCCACCTGTTACCATTATAGTCATGTAGTTTTTTTTCTCTTATTAGTCTTAAATTATTTTCATCCAATGATCAACCATTTCGTCCATCATTTTATCAAATGAATACTCGGGGTTCCATCCTAAAACCTCTCTGGTTTTTGAAGAGTCACCCTTTAAATATTTTAATTCTTCAGGGCGCATGTATTTTGGATTTTGAACCACATAGTCCTTATAATCCAACCCTAGTTTAGTAAAAACCGTTTCGCACAAATCTCTAACGGTGTGCGAGACACCGGTCGCGACAATAAAATCGTCAGGAGTATCGTGATTTATAATCATATGCATGGCCCTTACATAGTCCTTAGAGTGGCCCCAATCTCTTGAAGAGTCCATATTCCCCAATTCTAGTTTGTCCCTCAAGCCTTTTTTAATCTGTACTGCTGTTTTAACAACTTTGTTTGTTACAAAGTTAGACCCTCGGCGCGGAGATTCATGATTAAATAAAACACCATTACAGGCGTAAAGCTTATAAGCGCTTCTGTAATGTCTAACTAAATTATATCCCATAACTTTTGCGCAGCCATAAGGACTCACCGGATTCATAGGTGTTGTAAGTCTTTGGGCGCCGTCAGCATCAGCCGAGTTGCCAAACATTTCCGAAGACGATGCTTGATAAAATTTAGCATTAGGGGCTAACGTCCTAAAGACCTCCAACATGTTCAAAACGCCGATCGCATTAGTTTGGATAGTGAAAGATGGCATGTCAAAACTTACGCGCACATGGCTCATTGCCGCAAGATTATAAATTTCATCAGGTTGTACTTCAGACACGATCCGAACTAAAGAAGGATAATCTAACAAGTCGCCATAAAAAGTTGTAATCTTATCTCTAATCTGTAAAAGGCGGCTATCTTGATTTTCAGATACCGAAAGTCGCCTTACAACACCATAAATTTCATAACCCTTCTCTAATAAATATTCAGTTAAATAACTTCCATCTTGGCCCGTAATTCCTGTAATTAATGCTCTTTTTTTCCTCATTTAAAAACCTCTTTTTGTGATAAATCAGAATAGTTTTCCCAACAACCCGAATCTTTATTTACTTGAGGCAATTTATCCATTATCAAAATTCCTCGCGCTGCAGATTCGGGCGTCATGTATACGTGCCACCCCAACATCTCAAAATCATCATCTGGGTAATAGACATCTAAATCTCTCCCATCATAAGAAGCTTTCTTTAGCCACCTATACGCTTCTTCAGAGTCCGTCAAAATTACCCCCCCCTTTCCTATAGGAAGCCGCTTTTTAATTTGGAATGAGACAACCTGTAAAGCGTTTTCACCGACATACATATCTTTTGTAAATCTTACAGCCGAATCATAAATTGGGTAGGGCTTAAGCTGATAAAGACCGCTCCATTCTAAGTATTCAAAATTAACTTTGCATCCTGCATGAATTATTTGCATCGGCACAGAAACATAAGTATGCTTAGGTATTGTAATAATACCGCGCGCTTTAAAATATTTTAAGCTTAAAAATAATCCGCTGGAACATGAATCTACTGTGACGGCATATTTACAGCCAGCAAATTTTGCCATTTTCTGTTCAAATATCTCTATTATGTCTCTCGGATCATCCCATTCATATCCAGCCCTTCTAACGGCCTCCAGTTCCGGCCTATCCCACCCCTTGGGTGGTCTTCCAATGGGCCAGCTATTATACTTAACTTCATTATTTAGTTTCATCTATACTCCCTCTACAACAAAAATACTTGATCTGCCCACTTTTTTCATTAAATCAGAATCATATTTCTTTAGAGCTTCAGGTAAATAATCGTGCCCATAATCATAAGTGCGACCAAATCTTTGATAACTTAACCCCAAGCTCGACAAAGCCTTTTCCCAAAATTCTGGACTTTCAAACCTTGTCATCTCTCCCTCGTCATCTAAATTCTGTCTTAAATTATTAGGAACATCAAAAACAATCCTTGACGCCTTTTGACTCTGAATTCTTAAAATCGACTCAATGTCTTTATCATTAAAATGTTCTAACACTCCTTGATGGATAATTGTATCATAGACCTCTTTATAACTTGATTCGTTCAAAATATCACCAACATATAATTTATTTTTTAAATGAGGGTAGCGCGATGATGCTACCTCAACAGCCGCCGGCTCTAAATCAAAACCAACTATATCATAATCTAAATCTCTTAACAGCTCGGTGGTAGTCCCAAACCCAAAGCCAGCCTCAAGAATTTTACCACTTGGCGTAGTGTGGTCCGCTATACACTGAATAAATTGCTCTTGTATTATTGAGCTTCTGAATAAAGTAAATCTCTTTTTGGTTAGCCACTTTTCCCAAACCATTCTATTCTCCTAATATAAACTCTTTGTCGTTTTTTTGTCCTTCATAAGGCCCCGTCTTATATTCGTATACAATGGTGCCCTCTTCTAAAATTTCATATGTGTGGCCACCGTATAAAGTAAAGCTAGCATCTCCCGGCTCTAAGATGGGAGTAGCTATAATGCTATCATCTATATCATAAAAAATACATTTCACCCTCCCCCTGATCACTATCCACGACTCTTGAGCGATTTGTTCAGGATACCGGCGATCTTTTAAAACATGCTTGTGTGGAAGGAAAGTTGTTCCTTTTTTCATATGAAGACTAGCACATTGAATAAAATTATTTGGTGGAACTAACTCAGTTCTATTTTGTATTTCGTCGACGCGGTTAACCAAATGCAATAATTTATTGGGCTGAATTTTTGAATATATTTTCTCCATATCCCACCTCTCTTGCGTTGCGTAATATTTTTTCTAGATTGTTCATTATTATTTCCTTAATAAAATTTTATAATATTTTGCACGCTGCTTGTTGGCCGGGAGCGGCAGTATAAGCGATCCACTCAAAATTTATGTCATTTTCAGCAACATATTCCATAAAAGCCTTATATTCATGCAAATGATAATTTGGATAATTGTACAATTCGTCAAATAATATAACTGTCCCGGGAACGATTTGATTTTTTAAATACTTAAATACCGTCTTCGTCGAGTTATATAAGTCGCAATCAACGTGTAAAAAAGCCACATTTTCTTTGTGTTTTTCTACAAAAGTAGGCAACGTTTCCTCAAATAAACCATCTATTATTTTTAAACGTTCTACTTGAGGTATAACTCTGGCCTCTGTGCCAAACAAACATCCTCTAGGTAAAACGCGTGTGTCGGATGTTACCCAATCCTCTGGTAAGCCTCTAAACCAATCAAAGCCATATAAATGCTTGTCTGGTGGCATCATCTTTATAATCTCGGCAGCTGTTGCGCCGGAACAAACACCAAACTCAAGCCATTGGCCATCAACACTCACCGCATCTATACAATACTTAACATATGTTTCGTATCTTTTTATAAGCTGGTGTGGTGGAAATTCTTTAGCCTTAGAATTGTTAAAATTTATGTGCGGGAATTCAGCAACAGCAAACTCAAAAGATTTCATTTATTTTCCCCCACGTATTTTTACCTGTCGTAATGGCCTCATGAATAGTGGGCCATATATTGTATTTATTTAATATTAATTCTCTGGCCTTGCTTAAGGCAGGTATCCTTTTTTCGTAATCGCTATTTTTGACAATATCATGAATCCTGTGTGTCTCAGTCGGATTTGTGGCGTCAAATGTTATATACGATCCTTCAGGGAAAAATTCTGACATATTTGTGCAGCCCCAGTATATTGGTACTGTCCAAGATAAAATTGCATCTGTAAATTGAGTTCCAAAATAATTTTTATATTGTCCATTATCAAAAGCCAAACAATATTGATATTCTTTTTGCTTATTAAATTTATTTTCTACATAATCAGCGCCTTGGCCGCCATAACAAAGAAGCTGTCGTATATTTCCAAACAACTCGATTTCATTTCCGTATTCCCAAACAAATTTTCGAATAAAATTAACTCGTTTTTTATGACCATCTAAAAAAGTTTTGTTTGATTGAACACATATCAACTTTTTTTCTTTTATGGGAAGTTGTTCAAAGCTCATCTCACTTAAAGTGTCGTATGACATCGCCACGCCTCCGACGCGGCGAGGATAAACCCACTTTGTATACAAATATGATGACTCGTCTAGAAAAGAGAATTTTTTTGCATTTGGAATATGATCAATTCTTCCGCCGCCGATCGGCTCTCTTGAAAAATAATAAACCCTAGACACATCTGGAATTGGGGCGTCTGTATAATCCTGTACAATATAATAATCTGCCTCCTCGATGTCTAAAGTTGCTTCCATGTTTTTCCACTTGCCAGCGAGGCCGGGAGTTTGGAGTTTCAGCGTTTCAAACATAACCTTCGAAGTTTCACCCCACGCAGGCATAAAATATATTTTGATTTTTTGTTTATCAAAACTGTGCGGCATTATATTTTTCCTCTGAAAATCTTTTTTTCCAATAACTTAACGTTGCTTTCTGTAAGTTTGTTTTCTTGCCAATCAAATAATCATATTGTTCATTCAAATATTTTTCTGTCAACTCTTTTACATCATTATATACTAATATTGGTAAATCTTCATAAAACTCTATATTAATGTGTCTAGGAATAATTGGCACAGCACCAACGTATATTGCTTGCCAAACTCTACCACAATCGACACCATTGCCCAAAGGAGAAATAACAAATTTATGATTGTAAAGCTCTTGATAATAATCTTTTATAGAAACAAACCCATCTGATTTTTCGTAATCTTTTGGGGGAATATCACAAGCTTTTTCAGTAACCCATGGCTTATCTTTAAAATGTTCATATATTGGCCTTCGATGTTGAGGGTTTGTGTGGATACCAAAATTCATATAAACTAAATTTTGAAATTTCTTAGGTGCAAGAGTTTCTTTTATTAAAACAAAATCGTGTATATCTTTTCGGTCTGCATATTTTTCAATCCCAATCCACGTAGCTCCGGTCGAACCGATCGGTATTGATATCAAACGTGGATTTTTATAATCCACATTTTGAGCAAACCACCTATAAACATTGGGTGGCGCTCGTTTAAACAGCCGCTCTCCAATATTAATATCGCTATTTTGTGTTACAAGAATATATTGAGTGCTAAAATTTTTTATGCATTCAGCAAAAAAGCTCAGCACATAATCTGTTTTGCAAAAAATTATAAAAGCTTTGCCCGGATGGTGGGGGAGCGCAGCAGAGGGAACATATGTGTGCTCACAACACCAATCTCTTAAACGATCGCCGGTGATACGGTCGACCTGTGATACAGTCGTTTTCACAATTTATATGCTAGCCCACGGAACATCAAAACACTCCCTAAAAAGGCTTGACGTACTATCCCAATCTTCATGAGTTATTATCTTTCTATCGGACGGCACTAAGGCATTATTTTTGATATATGATATATCTTCTTCTTCTAAAAACGTTAAATTAACAGCAGTACCCATAACGCGATTTGCCAACGCTTCAATTTTTCTAACACACCACTTGTCTTTTGTTGCCAAAACTCTAAAACCATCATCATACGTTGCCTTGTCGCCCTCTATCTCCCACTGCCACGGAGACCAGCCTCTTTGGATTGTCGATAAAAAATATCTTCTATTCCATATAGAAGGCTGACCAGTTAATTTCCCAAGATAATTGTGAACCTTGGGATGCTGAGCTAATTCAATTAAATCATATCCGCCCACTTGACCACACTCTAATATATCTGCTGGGTGGCGGCCGTGTTGTATTCCATAATGCAAGCCAATTCTAGCAATATTTGGGTTCATCATGTTTTGTAAAATATTAAACAACTCTTTATCTACTGGGCGTGCGATTAAATGATCCTCTATCATTAGAACCATATAATCATCCTCAATCGAACTAAAGTAGTCAATCAAGTATGTTGACCAATTTGCCGCGGCACCTTTTTGTTCCGGGGCCATACTAACAAATTCAAAATTTTTGGGAAGTTCTTTGTTTGGAGGAGTAAACCCCAAGACCTTAACTTCCATGGAATCATCCCAATATTTATTAAAAAGATAAGCGAAAGTTGGGACGATAAAAACATTTGGGTCAGAAGTCGTTACATATACTTTCATTTTAAATAATCTCCCAATCTTGAATTTCTTGGTATAGAAAAAGCCTCACACGAAGGAAAAGGGTTGGTTGGTGCAAAATCATTAATAATAATTCGTTTGCTATGATTGCACCCTGTTATAATTGTTTTGTATTTTATTTTATGCTTTTTCATAAATTCTTTAAATTGTGTTAAATATTCCTCTGTGCGACTGGTCATAAAGATAATTTCGCTATTTTCTGCGGATAATTTTTTAAGAATACTAATATTTTTTTCTATTGGCTTAAAATAATTCGACCAATTATTTTTACCATATTTACCGCAATTTTCCAACAAAACCCCGTCGATGTCAAAAATATATGTTTTGTATCTATCAAGTTCGCGATACCATTCTTTCTGAGTGTTCCAATCTACATATTCTGACGCTTCTACATACTCAAAAATTACTTTTTGATTTATAATAAGATATGATATTATGTGGCTAACATAAATCTCATTTTCGCGCTTATAAACATCATTGTCGCATATTTTTTTGTATGCATCAACAAATTCTTCAGAAGACATCGAAAATATTCCAAGGCAAATTATATTTGAAACGATTTCTTTTTCCAATATATCTCGTACTATGTTATCATCATTTTTGAGAATAAAACTTTTTTCTTGAATATTCTCAATAGTGCTGTTCTCGTCTACTTTAAGCCCCACAATATAATTTCTGTTTGGGTGGTACACAGACTTTACCAAACAATCAGAATCTTTTATTACTATTTGATTATTAATCTTAAATCTTTTTATTGTTTCATAAATTGTCTCGGCAGGAGATTTAGTCTGTTCTTCCAAGATTAGCAATTCCACAGAATCTCCAAATATTTGCTTCAAAATAATATCAGCATTATGAACTTCACAATGTTCTTTTAATATGGTTATAACAGTTCTATTATATTTTTCATAATCCATAGAATTAAGGACCATCTCAATCATAAGTTTCCCTGTCGGATGCGTAAGCAACCATTTTGGCCTCATGTTTGGATATCTACTAGATTTGCCGGCGGCTGGAATTATTAAACTTATTTCTTTTGTCATTGTATATTTCTAGGTCTCATGTGCGATGGGACTTCAATTGTATCATCTTCCATTAATCTTCCATGCCCAACTCTACGCACCCCAGTGTTAACATCTATCTCGAATCCCACCGATTTATCATCTAATTCTTTATTAGCCATGCGGTCTCTAAGCCCTAGGCGTGACCATCTAGATTCTTCTTCTGCATTCTTTCTACCCATCCACCAATCCGCCAGACTCATTTCTAAAGTTGGATCAATGTGATGATAAGCAAAGTATGATAAATGACCTAAAATCTGAATCTTTTTTTGCTTCCAAAATTTTCCTTCATATAGTTTTTCTAGATTGTGTGTCCCATATAAAAACATCAATTTCTTGAGCCACCTTTGATGTTCGGGCGTATACGTGAAAAATTTCTCAGTTGCAATAAAGTTATCGTCAAATATATTTCTTTGAAAATAGGTGCTCACAGCATACGGATTTACGCTATTTTGCCAAGTCTGAATTCCTGCTGCTTGCATATGAGGATCGGGTTTGAGCCAATACTCATCAAATCCATTTTGTTTTGCTAACTGATAATACATTGCCGTACCGGGAAGAGGAATGATGGCGCCCGATAGTTGCCACAAGTGGACGGCTTCCTTAACATCATGAAAAAATTTGATACCGTTCTGTATGTTATGAGGCTTTTCCCACGGCAAACCAACCATCATATTGGCGAAAACCTGAATTCCTGCTTCATAAGTTTGCCAGATAGCATCATAATTTCTCTGTACCTTCACCTTTTTCATAAGTTTATCGAGAGTTTCCTGATCGCCGCTTTCAATACCATACGATATCATATAGCAGCCGGCTTCTTTCATAGCCGTTAACATTTCAGGATTAACCATATCAACGCGAGAATTGACTCTCCAAGTTACTTGTGGGAATTCCTTTTTAATAGCTTCACAGTAAGCAAAAACATGTTTTTTTCTTGTCGTAAAATTATCATCAGCAATATTGAAATTTGTAATGCCGCGTTCATTCACAACCTCTCGGATTCTTTCTATCGTTGTTTCTGGCGAATAACAACGTATTTTGCTGCCAAACACACCACTATTACAGTAAGTACAGCGCCCGGGGCAACCACGGGTTGTATATAGGCGATGATGGCCTCTTATGACGCCACCCACACGAAAAGCCTCATCATCAAAAATATCATGAACTGGTGTAGGAAGCTCATCTAAATTCTCCACCAATGCACGAGGGGGTGTAGAGATTATTTCTCCAGTTGCCTCCGAGCGAAAGGTAATCGATTTAATTTTAGATAATGCGTTGGCTGCATGTACTGTCGAGAGCGCTTGTTCAAGTACCCTTGACGCACGATGCTCAGTTGTTCTCTTCAGCGCAAATACTGCATTTGCTTTGTCCATATTTTCCGCAGTAAGCATCTTCATATCAGAATTAGAGCCAGCCAATGTCTCATTCTTCCAATGTTTACAAAGTTCTCTTATAGTTTCTTCGCCTTCGCCGCGGACTACAATATCTGCCCCCCACTTAATGCCCTCCACTGGTTGAGATGAAGGGTGCGCGCCGCCAAGGATAACCGTCAAATTTTCGGCTTTCATCGCAGCTACTATTTCATATGCCTCTAATACTTGTAGAGTATACATAGAAACTCCTACATATGTTGCTCCCCAATCTCGGGCAATTTGAACATAGTCGTCAACCTTCAGTGGTTTTTTAAAAGTATTTACCGCCGTCTTCACAGCAAACCCCTCTTCTCTTAAAACTGCAGCCAACATTGATAATGCTCTGGGGATTTCACCAACAGTAAGAGTATAAATTAATAAAAATCGCAATTTATTTTTTGTTTTATCTATTTTTTTATTCATTTTATGTCATATTTGTTACCAATATATTGTAACTTTTCCTCTAAAAATTTTAAAGTATCTCTATCTGAATACGGAATAATTCGCAGCAAATTTAATATTAAAAATCTTTTTGTTATTTCCGCCTCGCGTTCTGTGAGGTTTTGCATGACTCTATCATAAATATATATGTTTTTTATAAAAGGCGCTCTTTTGTTGTATCGCCAAGACCACATTAATAAAACATCTTGAAGCAACTTGCTATAATCAATGTACTTGGTCTCTACAAATGAATCAAGAAAATCAATTAAATATATTTCATTCCTGTAAATTAAAATATTCTCAAAAGTCAAATCGCCATGATTATTAGAAATTGGTATATTTGACCAATCATAGTTTAGGCAATACTCACAATACTTAAACATTTCTAAAGGCAGCTGCTCTTTTAAGTTTTTTATTTTTTCTTGCACATTGGAAGTTATATCTGCTTCAGAGGTTGCTATATTTTTTAAAAAAAGAAGTATTTTTTTAAGTTGCGGTGCAGTATTATCGATAGCATTTAGTGCTACAAAATTATGAAAAGGGTCGCCGCCTATAAATTCCATATCAAAAAAAAATAAACCAGACTTGTTTCCAGATTTATAAATTTTCGGCGTTTTCAGCACACAATCTTGAAAAGCCGCCTGTTTGTTCATTTGAGATTTAAGTCTTTCGTTGTATTGGACAGAAGAAGAAATTTTTCTAACATATTTTTTATTATTTTCCTCACATAAAAACACCCCGCAACCAGAATGCCCGCTTAACTCTTTAATGATCACAACTACTTTGTACCCACGCTTGCTCTTGGGTGTGCGCTTGGATCAAAAGATAAATCATAATTTTTTACAAAAGAATCTAAAAAGGGTTTATGTTTATTTGTTCTTACCCCAATTTTTCTTAAAAGAGACCACGTTTCATATTCCAGCCCCAAAAATCTTTCTTTTTCAATTAAACCACGCGTATACAAGTGCCACCTACTTATGATATGAGAAGAAACCTTGGCTGCGCGGGCCTCTCCAACTTCATTTACAACAAAATTTTCTAATTCACCATTATCAACCATATATTCATCTAGATGATCATAAAGTGTTGCAAATTTGTTAATATTTTCTGTATTTGAAAAAACCCAGCATTCTTGGTATCCAAAAAATTTCTTATTTTGTGTCCAATTATAATGCCAATGTGATACATAAAACTTATCCATATCCAATCTAGAAAATATAATCGGCCTATAAAAAACCAGATCAAACCTACAAACCATTACACAATCATAAAGAAAATTGTTTTCTTTTTCATGTTGCGTTTTAAGATTTACGACCTCTTTAAAAGAATGCCAACGACTGTATATGCCCTGTATTTTTCTTTGAATATTATTCTCAAAATCAAAATGTGAATAGGGGTGTTTAAAATTGGGAAATATTGGTTCTTGATATTTTGACAACTTGGGTTTGTATGCTTCCTCTATTTCTTCCTTCGCGGCGGATCCCCAAGTATGAACAAAGACATCTACTTCGTCGTTTATATTAACAATGTTGTCTAAAAAATAAGGTACTGCGTCTTTAAAATTCACAGATATATTTTGATTTTGTTGTTGATTTGTTCCAGACGCAATGCCATGAAAACACAAAGCCACCCTCATAATTGTTTCCCCCTATTTTAAAACACCGCTTAACAACTGGACATCTTTAATATCCTTTGGTTCGGCTCGTTTTTCTTTTAACTGTTTTATAACATCTAAAGAAGCAAATTTTAACGTCATGTGATAAAAATGATTATCCGGATTAAATATTATTTCATCCTTTTTATGATTATAATTATGAATTTCCTTATTGTGGCAGCTTATAATCGAGCTATTAGCCCCAAAGTGTTTTTCTCTGTGTAAAAAATCTATATCCCTACAATCTCTAAGGCCGTAAGCAGACAATGTTCCGCTGCCGCCCACACAAAAATCATCAGTATCAAAATCTGAATTTAATAGCCATTTTTTGTATTCCCCAAAAAGGTTCTCAAATCTCATCATAAACTCTGGTTTAGCATTGTTCAAAAAATGAATACTGTTTTCATTAAAAATGCTTCTCGCTATTCGTAAAGTTTCTTCATGTGTGTCGTTGATGTGCGCTGAGTGTTTTCCAATTTTAAACAAGCCTCTTATTTCATTTTTTAGCTCGATCAGCTTATTTGGATTATCAGCCTCTATCAAATAAATCCTCGTAAAATCTACTCGATTATAACAAAGGCTGGCTTTATATGCGCCGCCCTGAAATTTATTCGAATAATTCCCCAACCACTCTTCATTTTCATAGAGGGTTCTTATAAAATTATATGGCCCATAATTACGTAAGAAGGCTCTTTTGTCATAAACTATATTTGAATATTTCGATATAGTTCTTCTTATCTCTTCTTCTTGACCTATGGCCGAGGGGAATACTGAAACTATATATGTATTTTTCTTAAGTTTGCAGTATTCTAAAGCAATCTGATCAGCATATTTTGTTTGCAGCCCTTCGGGTACGTATGTGTTTCTATTTTTAAAAAAGTTATAACTGCAATCCAACTGCCCCTCTTGTACTGGAGAGTCTCTACAGAAGACATTCTTGTTGTATAAAATGCTTGCCGCAATTCTATGTGCCGCGTTCAGGGGCGTATTATTATAAACGGGAACATAAGAAGTGTTTTTATTGAATCCTGTGTTTTCGATTGACTCTAAGATTTTATCAAATTCTTCGACATATGCTTCAAAATTAGATTTGCGAGGATTTGTGATTTCGTTGCAGTTATTCCACACTTTAAGATGGTGCCTATAAAGTTCTGTTGGAAATGAAGAATCTACATGCCTGTTTTTAGCATAAAAAAACTTAGCAGGTATATCAAATCTTAAATAATTAACTAATTTAGCTGGCTCGCAATAAAATTCGTTCACTGTATTTCCTTTTACTTCTTATTTTCTTTTCTAATGAAAGCTGTAAACTAGCATTAACTTTGTTGTCATTAATTGGATTTGCAATATTGTAAACGTAAAGTGGTTCATTTATAAACTCAAATTTGCCGCCACACATTTCTAGCATGGGAAACATAAAAGCCAAATCCCACGTCATCCTGTAGAATTTTCCGTCTTCTTGCAATAAGTCTTCTTTTTCTATATTTTTCCACAACTTATACTTAAATGTTCTTAGATGTGTTGCTAACCAGCTGTATTCTCTAAAAGCGTTTTGTTCCACCACCTGTTGTGGATACTTGTGCAGTGTTGACAGTCGGCCATCTGGATAGTGCACATAACTTCCGTAAGTTAACATAATATCATTTCTTCTATAATGATCCGCTACGACTTCTAAAGAATTGTCAGAAAAAAGCCAATCGTCGCCATCTACCGTGACAATAATGTCCTCGTCGGCTGGGCTGGAATGCCTTATCGCCTCATATATGTTTTGCAGAGCATATTTTTTTTCTTCATTAATTAACAACACAAAGCGAAGATCGCCTTGTATTTCTTCTTGTATAGCAGCAACAGTATTGTCAGTAGAAATGTCGTCAACAATAATACACTGGAAATCTTTGTGTGTTTGTTTTTTAATTTGCTTAATATTGTGTTTAATCCACTGTTCCACATTATATGCTGCTATAATAATTTTAAAATGCATTTTATATCTCTTGTGATTTTTTGAAACAATCAAAAATATAATTTATTACTTCTACATACTCAGAATAGGGCCGCGGCATATGAAAATCTATATAAAACTTTTCAAAAATCTTCATGGGAGCAAAAGCCATATCCGTTCTGTCAATACGCTTTGGAGCAGAAAACCCCTGTCTAAATCCTCTCTTGAGATTAACACATTTTTCTTCATATTTTGACCATGATTTTAATTTATCATGTAAAATCCTTTCATCGGTGTTCCAACCATAATTCATATTATGCCAATTTTTAATAATGGCCGCATAATCATCAAAATTCACATCAAAAACCTCTTCATATAGTTTACCCTTTGCAGCAATATAACACATTGGAATACATGGATGTCCTCGTGGATAAGCGTCTGAGCTAAAAACAGCTAGTTTGTCATCGTCAATCTGCTTTATTTGTTCTGTAAAATATTCGCGGCTGAGCGGCATCATATCCAAGTCGGACAACAGGCATACCTCGTCTGGAAATAGAGTCGGCCCAATTAGCCGAATACACTGCGCTTGCAGCGCCGTAGGGGCGGTTTCTAGCGGCTTAACGCGGATTACCTCCCCGACACCCGTATCCACCTCAAAGTCCTCAGAAATCAAGAACAAAGTGGGTTTAATGCCTATAATATTCCAAGCTTCAGCAACCAATGGCCAAAAATCAACATAATTTGGATTATCGTTGGTCGATACAATTACTCTGTCTATTTTCATTTCTCAGCACTCTTATACAAGTTAATTATTTTTTTGGCGCGCTCAAGATACGTATGTTTTCTAGCCAACTCTAAGCCCATCTTGCCAATCATATCAAGCACTTTATCATTTTTTGAAAATGTTTCTATCTTAGAACACAACTCTTGCGGCGTTTCATACATAATACAATTAACACCATCAATAAATCCCAACTCATAATACTGAGAGTTTCTGTTGGTTAATAACACGGTGCCCATTCCAATGGTTTCGAAGCTTCGGAAATTTATATCATTTGCTATATTCACATTGAAGTGGATCTTGTAGGAATTAACAGCGTGGACCATATCATCGCCCAGTACCCATATGTCTTTCTTAAGATTGTATTTTTCAGTTAACAGGTCAAGCAACCCGCCTCTGTTAAGAACAGAGCCACAGAAACCTAGCTTATATTTCTTTTCGATTCCCAGAGGCTTCATTAGGGTATGATCATAGGCGCTTGGGAACCAAACGCTGTGTTCGTTAACGAAATCTTTTGTCGCCTGTAAAACCTTATCATATTTGCCAGCATGAAATATCTTCATATATGGATCGAGGCCTCTACAGTGTGCGTCGATCGACCATAAAAGCTTTACAGGCTTGTTATATAAAGACAAATCAGGTAACCAACCAGTCTCATCATAGTTTTCCAAGTTTATGATTAAATCATATGAATCAAATTCCGGAGTCTTATTAAAGTTTTCATGATTAAGCCCCCAAACATCCGCCTCTTTCCCCAATAACCTTAGAGCCCTTTGCATACAAAGAGATTCGCGGTAATTTTTATTTGCCTCGTGGCGGCCAGCTTCTTGTATTATTAGAGTTTTCATTCAATTGTCATTCTTAAAGTATCTAAGTGTAGCTGAACTGTTTGTTCGTTTTGATCAAAGTCTTGTCCTACAAATTCCAAGCCGCTTCTTTTTGTCGGAAAAGGATTTTTAACGATGAATTCGTCGTGTATTAAGCAATCTTCTAATGTAAGCGGATAAATTTCGTCTCGGAGGAAATCTTGGTCGTAATGATAATAAACTCTATTTTTATAATTTGCTAATTTTTGTTTAATATCTGGTACTGAATTGCCTTTGGCGCCAAACATACCTGCTAAGATGGGGTGTGTGAAGTGCCACGGATGATCCTTCATAATGTGAAAGCTCTTTCCGCTTGCAAGCCACTCATCGACTGCGGCTTTTTCTCTTAGTGTGGGCCGGGAATCTGTATCTCTAGAAATCACCGCTTCTATATTTGGATCCCCAAGCGGCACAAATCTCCAAGTAGAAGTCTTCCAATCGCCGAATTCGGCCAACTCGACAACTTCCACGTTTGAATATTTTTTAAGTTTAGCGATTAAACCATATGGTACGCTTTGAGCAATATAAAATCGACAAATCCAATCTGGATATATTTTTTGAGCTAGTTCAGCATTTCTTTGAGCGCCATGTAAATATTTAGGATCGTTCCCCCACAGCGAAAAGGTTATTAGCTTCATACATATTTCTCATAAACTTCTTTTTCTTCTTTTCTTTTCCACTCAAAGTTTTCTGGATTTGTTGAAATTCCTTCGGGGTTAAAATAATATAACCCTAAAACATCAGAAATCTTTTTAAATGCCGATCCTCCAGTCGAAGCGCGTAAAAACATCTCCCAATCGCCCGCTGAGCGGTACTTAGCGTCAAACAACCCGTGCTTTTCATGCATTTCCTTCCGCCACATGGGGTTGTTGTGTGGTAAATTTTGCATTTTCATACCATCAATAGAAAATTCTGGAAAGTTATATCTCTGACCATTGCTAGAATTGTTCATAAATGTTTCATTTAGTTTGTGTGTTATAAAGCTATCTGCATAAACCAAATCAACGTCCGGATTTAAATAAAGTTCTTTCGCGTGTTTTTCCAAGGACCATGGCGCCTTTCTATCGTCTAGATTGGCATTCGTTAAATATTCCCCAGTTGACATCTTTACACCTTCGTTCCAAGTTCCATAAATGCCGGGATCTTTGTCAAGCTTTTTATAAACAATATTATCTGGATACTTGTTCATATACTTTTCAATAACAGTGTATTCATTGCCGGGGGAATTTGCATCTACCAATACCAACTCACATTTATCTTTGAAAATAGTTTGTTGTGTAATGTCTTCTAAAAATTCTTTAATATATTTGTCACCATCATATACAGAAGTAATAATCGAAATTTTAGGTAGTTCTTCTGATGAAACTTTTTTAACCTCTTTTCCAATTATAGCTTTTGCCATCTGATTATACATTTTTTGTTCAGCAAACTCTTTTACAATGTGTTTTTGTAATTTCTTTGCGGCGGACTTTTTAAATTTATAATTTTTATATACTTCTCGTAGTTTTATTTTAACATTGCCCTGCTTTGGATACGCCCATTGTGAATGCGCCTCTAAAACATTTTCCCAAACAACTTCCTTTTGGATGGGAAGCAGATCAATATCTACCTTAGTGTACATTCCTCTTTTCTTTATTTTGCCTTTTTTATTTTTTACATCCATATAAAGAAAATCTGTCTGGCCGCCCCAATCGTGAGAAACCACGGGCATGCCACTATAGGCCGCTTCAAAAATTGGAAGACCGAAGCCCTCGCCATGAGTTAACGAAAGTAAAACTTTTATCTTTGGGTGTACATATAGCGAATGTATTTCATCATTGTTCATAAACCCATGGAGCAAATGTATCTTACACTTTCTTTGTGGATAATCACCTAAAAGATTCTTTAATTCTCTCTCGACCTGAAGTTGATCCATTATGGAATTATTCTTTTGATTAACCTTAAGCACCAAGCCAACTTTTTGATCAATAAATTCTTCTACAAACCAACGAACGGTGTTTTCTATATTTTTACGGGGGCCCCATTGAGCAACAACAAGAAAATTAAAATCATATTCAAACTTTAAACCTAAGTTGACCTTAGAGTAATTTTTAACTGGGTAATTTACAACATCAATCGGAGTTTCTAATTTTAAAACTACCGGCTGTTGGTTGGGATCAGCGCCATTATAAACTGTTTGTTCAAAAATATTTTTACTAAATTCTGACACAACAATAATTTTATCAACAAATCTATTTGCGGCATCTAACCACGCTGCTGAAACCTTGCTTGTTTCTATTCCTGCGGTTATACCAACATTAATAGGGGCTGCTCTATATTTTTCCCACTCATTAGGAATTGTGACCAACAAAGCAATATCATATTGCCCGCCTTGTCTCACATGTTCTAAGGTTTTCCCTATTATGTTATCTATTTCGTGACGTTCGCTA